TCTGTTAATGGAAAATCGACAGTAGTTGGTTACATTGGTGAATCCAAATTATGTGATATAATGGGTTGGAAACAAGTAGATGGAGATGGCTATGATGCAATTACAACTGAAAGTATTAATATTAAAGTTGGTAACCAAACAATTCAAAAAACTAACCGCGAAATCAAAATCGAAATAAAAACGATGACGAACATCACATCGACAAATCAGTTACCGTTTGATTCCGAGATGAAAAAAGATAAATATGATTACCTAGCGATCTACTTGTATAGTGAAAACAGGTTAAGTTTGATTCCACATGATGATATAGACACATTAGTTAGAACACCTGGTGTGGGGTTAACGTTGAATATTAAACCTGGAGTTAGACATAATCATAAAGTACCTGTTTATAGTGAATTAACCAAGTTGTTCTTCAAATATGAGATAAAGAGGTATAATATAGAACACACATTAACAAACATTGAATCAAAAGCAAATGCACGGGTGGAAAACAAACAACAACGAGTGGATAACAATGTGGAATTAAATAAAGGATTAAGCAAAACATTAAGCGTAGGTGAAGAAATGGTGTAGTGTTACGTGGGATAGGAGAGGGATGGGGTTAGCCCCTTCATTCCGATCCCCAACCTCTCTTCAAAGTACTTTAAAAATATATATGAACCGCGCGCTGTTCACGCCTCCCCGCGAGGTGATTTGGAGAAGCCAAGGAATGTTCGTATATTTACCGCGTTGATTAATTAAAGCACATTATGAAATAAATTAAGCAAAGAATTAAGCAAAGAATTAAGCAATCTACCTGCTGAAGACAAACAGTGAAAGAACCAGTATAGTGACCTTTGGGATATCTATAGAATACGTCATATTCACTAAAATTGAAAATTGGCAGGTAGTTATTTAAACTTAGTTCCTATGCTACTTGAGTATGTTTTACCATACAATAACGTGAGATAGTAGATATATTAGTAAGTAAAAATACTAATTGAGTGAGGTTTGACTCCTCCATAGGGCGAAATTAGTAGGGGTAGAAAGGTATCTTTATTTAGATACAAGTGGATTGAAAGCTAGCATCGAGGGTTCGATTCCCTCCTACCCTAACAACTAAACATAATAAAATAACATATGGCAGGTAAAGGCAGACCCAAGGGTCAACAATCAAAAACATGCCTCATTAAGGATGAGCTGATAGCACCTTATGAGGTTCACATTGACAAGTATAATTACATTTTAATCAATGGGAAAACAGGTGTAACCGAAGGATATTACACACACTTAACATATGCTTTAAGGGCAGTGTTGAAGAAGCGGTATGTTCCAACAGGAGGTGATGAAAATGTTTATACAATAAAACAATATATTGAAGCAATGCAATTAATGCGCGATGAAATGACGGAATTATTGGTTCCAGCGCATCATAAGCTATAATATGCTGTTGGTGGTTCGTACGTAATACATTACTATTAGAATCATCGTCCGTACCTTATACATTACTAGTAAGGTAGGGGTACATACTTCCTATAATACACATAGGGGAGTACATAATAATATAATCATAATAATATCATAACATAACATGCTATAACACTGCATAACATATAATGTAATGCTGTAGGCGGGCGGCGGGCGTACGCCGGTATATATGCAATATATCCCATGTGCGCTGATGTCCATATATGCGTGGATACGCCAAGGAAGGAAGTAGATGTATGATCAGTTCAAACCACCCCTTTCACCACCGACCAAGTATATCCCTATATAATATACCATGGCATTTCCCATTTTGCCCAACCAATGTAAAATCCAAAGGATCCAAAATCGTCTCTTTAACAAATCTTTTTGTATCGAGCAAGGTATATACGAAGGATTTGGTCACCTGGGGAACTTTTCGTATATTTATACCATATAAAAACACACCATGGAAGACTTCAATTTAAGAAAATACTTAAAAGAAAATAAGCTAGTAAAAGAAGACTCTAGAATGTCCACTTTCAAACCGGGTGATATGTATTCGGCTAATTTTGATTACAAAGGTATGTTAGATTATTTAAGGAACATAGATATGGAAACAGCGGATGTGGAAGAGCTAGAAAAGGTGCATACGTCTTTAGTAGATGTTAATTATCATGCAGAAGCAAGCGCGTTGTCGTTCTTCATTGATGCTTTAAAAGACCATGACCCAGCTATTCAAGGCTATTATAAGGAGTTAATAAAAACAATAGGATAAAAAATCTCTCAATATAGCTGCTTTTTCATAATACTCTTTTTTAACAGCAAATTTTAACATATCCCTTAAAATATCTTCGGTAAGAACTATTTTATCTCTCATCTTTGTTTTGGTTTAAGTACTCTTTCTCTTTTTCTTCATACCATTCTTTATACTCATCTGTACCATTATACATCACCTCCCCTGTATGTAGTTCTACAAAGAACCCCATTCCAAAGCTGTGCCCATAATCTTTAATGAATTGTTTGATATAATCTTGTTTACTCATCTTTGTTTTGGTTTAATAGTAAAAAGGTTTTATCATTATCAGTTAATTCACTTCTTAATCTAGGAATACCAGCTTTATCATGTTGTTCTTCTGGTGTCCATTTATTCATTCTATAATCATAATTCTTACTATGGAATATAATAGACCTTTCTCTCTCAGTTAATTCTTCTTCACTCATCTTTGTTTTGGTTTATTTATTTCATCTATCACTTTATAAAATTCTTTTTCCGCCTTTTCCAATCTTTTTAAATGTATTTTATATTCATCTTTATCTATCAACTTAGGGTTAATACATTCCACTCTACTTTCACCTTTTATAGGTACGAAATAGGATAAATGTTCATCCTTATCAGAACTAATTTTTTTTACTACTTCTTCTATAAAAGTTGGTATCTCAGTGTTAATCAAATTACCGGTGTCTATATAATGCACTAAAATTAATTTATCTTTATTCATCATCTTTGTTTTGGTTTAATTTATGGTGTAACATATTTCTTAATTTATTCACCTCTGTCATTTTTACTCTCCCAAAATCTTCACAATAGTAATTCTCTTTAACACTCATCCCATTATCAGCTTGGGTTTTCAATTGAGTCCAATAATCATATATTAAATCTACTAATTCAGATTTGTCTAATTGGTTTAATTCTTCTTTACTCATCTTTGTTTTGGTTTAATTATTTCTATAATAACAATTAATGTTAAATTAATACAAGTTATTAATAATAATATCTCAGTTAGACTCATCTTTGTTTTGGTTTAATTCTTTAAGAGATTAACAAATCTATAACAATGAGCAAAATAATCCCTTCCAGTATGAGAATTAACCTCATCAGTTCTGTTTAACAATACATTTAAAAACAATGCCGATAAATGATGATAATATTTTCTAGCATAATATTCATCATCACCATCAAATTTAAGTTGTTCAATCAATTCTATGTTACTATATTTTTTACCATTGGAAAACTCATACACCAACTTATCAACTAGTTTGTTGCCTTTGTCCAAATAATCATATTCTTTTTCTCTAGTTTTCATCTTCTTTTGGTTTTAAGTTATCAGATAGTATTTTTTGTATATCCTTGTCCATAGATAATTCATACATAATATCTATTTCTTTATCTGTTGGGTTAGGTAATTTAAGCAATAACCCATATAACTTTTTCTTAGCTTCAATTATTTCTCTCATCTTTGTTTTGGTTTATTTTTCATATTATAATTAATGTATATATTATTACAGAACAAGCAATTAATGTTCCTATAATATGTAACCCCTTCTGTAACTTATTTAATTTATTCCAATCCTCTATCATCTTTGTTTTGTTTTATAGAACAGCACTTAAAACACTAGCTATTATTCCTATAATAATGAATAACCAAGTTAATTGTTCATGTGATTGTTCTGATTCTTTTTTTACTTGTGTTTTTGTTTTAAACTTCATCTTTGTTTTGGCGTCAATATACGAAAGAAATATGGGATTTCCAAGTTATTCCCAAAAAAACGTATATACGTAAGAAATTGGTTACCTGAAGGGCCTTTCGTATATTTATAATAAATTATATTCAATGAAAAAATCAGAACTAAGGAAAATTATCAAAGAGGAAATTTTGAAAGAATCACTTCAATTTACCCCGGAGGAGAAAAAAGAAGGCCAACAAATGGAAATGAAAGTAAATGTTCTATCTACCATAGATGAATTAAACCAGTTTCTGAATGGTAATGTAACCGCTGAGGGATTGAAAGATGCTTTAGAAAGTATGATTTATAAACTAAATAGATTAAATTATAAATAATGAAAAAATCAGAATTAAGAAAATTAATTAAAGAGGAATTAAAATCTGTAAATGAAGGAATTGAAAATAAAATTCCCGGAATGAGAGATTTCTTATTATTTAAATCCATTATGGATACTCGAACTATAAAACGTGCTGATGATGAAGATCAACGTAGATGGGCTGAGGTTACTGAGGAATTAGATGATACCTTAACGCGTTGGATGGATTTGTTGTTAGAATTAGATAAAATATACCCATCATGAAAAGATCACAACTAAGACAAATAATCAAAGAAGAAATCTCAAAAGAATTAAAGGAAGGCGCTTTAATGGACCAGGGTGGTTGGGATTATAACTTAATGGACCAGATAGAGGATAAAGTTGAGGAATTAAACTCAATAATTGGGAAATATGATAATGAGGAGATTATTAATTTAATAAATGAAATTATTAGAGATCTTGAACAGCTGAAAAATAAATAATGAAAAAATCTGAATTAAAACGTATTATCAAAGAAGAAATTTCCAAGGTATTAAAAGAAAATACTATGGAAATAAAACCCGGAATTAACCTAAAAGGGAATGATGGTAACTTATATACAGTCCTAAAAGCGGGTAATCCTCAAACCCCACACCTCATTAACAATGTAGTTGCATTAATGAGATTTAATGATGATGAAATTGTTTATTTCCCTCAAGATTTCGGTAGATATTTAGAAATAGACCAATTTTGGGATCATTTTGAACAAACTAGATAATTATGAAAAAATCACAACTAAGAAAAATCATTAGAGAAGAACTTAAAGGAGCACTAAATGAAGGTATTAACCCTTTAAAACATCATTTCTTAAATTTACAATTAGATCTTAGACAAGAACTTATTAATAAATTAAAGGGTATGGATACCCAAGCATATATTGCAACTATTGAAAAATTGATTAATGAAGAGGGTTGGAATATTGGAAATCCTGAGGATGGTAGAGAGGTGTATTTATATATCCAAGGGATGGATGATCAAAAAGTTGAGGCTGCATTAGAAAGTGAAGCCCTTATAAGAGGATACGGTACACATATTAGATAAAATAAATTATGAAAAGATCACAACTAAGGAAAATCATCAAAGAAGAACTTAGTAAATCTATTGTTGAAAATGAACAGTGGAGTGCAGGTGATGTAAGTGAAATTATGAGGCAATTATTGTTAACTCAAAAAACATTGAGAAATGGTGCTTCTCATATGGAGAGATTAATTGAAGTATTAGGTAAGTATGTTAATAAACCCCAAGGAGATAAATTAGCAGGTATGGTTCCTGATAACTACCAGGTAATTGATATTCTTAATAAAATGGAGAATTTAAATAAAGGTCTTCATGCTATGTTCCCACATTTAAATAAAAAATGACTCACAACGAATTAATATGCTACATACAAGGGGTTTTAGATGCTCATCGTAAAATCAAAATTGAAGTAAGTAAAACTACTAAAATTGAAGATTTAGAAAGTGGGGAGATTTGTGAGAGGTTGATAGAAAAGGCAATAGAAAAATATAGAGAAAACCCCTCTCCCAAAGCTTAATCCCGAATATCTGTCGATTTATCATGCTTATCCCAAGATACTTTGGAATTAGTAAAGTTCCTTAGTATATTATCCATATTTATAACAAATAATTATGGAAACAAATTCAAAAAAATACAGCTTTTACACTTTAATAATAATCCTTTTAGCAATGTTTATTGGTGGGTATCAAACTTGCGCCCAACCAACAGTAACCCTCATGCCTGTTGATGGGAATTGGTATACTTGGACTGTTGATGATGGAATCTTATATGATGATGGGGATGTAGGTGGAAATTATACTAATAATGGTTTAGGAGCATTAACAATATATCCTACAGACCAAACCAGTGATAAAATTTATTTAAGATTTGTTGAATTTAGAGTTGAAAACCATTCATCTTGTAATTACGATTATTTAGAAGTTTATGATGGAGATGATTTTACTACGTTAATTGGTAAATATTGTGGTACAGATTTACCAGATGTTGTTCAATCAACACATCCAACAGGAGCCGTTACATTATTATGGTCTTCAGACTTTTCAGTTACAGATGCAGGATTTAAAATAGATGTTAGTGTAATAGATCCATTATGGACTATTGAATTGGGAGATAGAAATTCTCAATCAACAGACGGCAGAGTACCATCATATGGTTATTATGATTATTCATGGTCTGGTTTAATGTGGGGTCAAGCAGATATGGGAGTTCCTATTATAATAGAGAGCATTTCATTTGATGTGGTAAATGATATTGATTTAACTATGAACAATCAAAAAATATATTTAGCACATACCTCTGCTAATATGTTTCCTGATGGAATAGAACCCACAGATGGTAGTGGCCCATGGACAGATTGGACATTGGTGTATGCGGGAGATATTAAATGGGTTCAAGGATGGAATACTATTACATTAGATGCTCCTTTTGTTTATAATGGGTTAGAAGGATTATTAGTTAAAACTGTAAATGAAGATGGTTCATGGGTAAGTGCATACCCTCAATATAGATACACTTCTAGAGCAAATACAGTTGTATATAATTATGCTGATGGAGCATTTCCAGGACCATCAGGGTTTAGAAATTCTTTAAGACCTAATATGAGGTTTGGATTTGGAGGGGGTGGAGCTTTACCTATTGTTTTAATGTCGTTTACAGGAGAAGTTAATGATAATAATAATGTTAATTTAAATTGGGTTGTTGCATCTCAAGTAAATAATGATTATTTCACTATTGAAAGAAGTTTAGATTGTAGGGAATGGGAAGTTGTTGATAATATTAATGGAGCAGGAAATAATAATATGGAAATGAGTTATAATTTAGTAGACCATAATCCCCATCTTGGATTATCTTATTATAGATTATCACAAACTGATTATGATGGGAAATTTGAAGTATTCAACCCAATATCAGTAGAAGTTTCAAATGAACACACTGTTGGTTTACATATAGTCCCTAATCCAGCAATTGATAATATACATTTAGAATTAGTTTATCCAAATGACCACCCAATAAACCATGATGTAAAAATATATAATTCAAAAGGTGAAGAAGTGTATAAAATGTTTTATATAGGTGAATTAGAAGAATTTAATATAAACATACAGAAATTTGTCCCCGGATATTATATAGTAAGATCAAAAAGTGATAATTTAAATGGTGAAGGTAAATTTATAAAGAAATAATGGAAATAAAAGCCTTAGGGAATAAACCCTATGTTAAATTAGATAAAGAAAATTGTACCCTAACTATTAAAGGTAAATCATACCCTGAACACCCCTCAACTTTTTATAATCCTATCCTAGAAGAATTGGAAAAATGCTCAGAATATATGGAAGGGGCGGTTATAACCATTGACTTAGCATTAGAAATTATGAATTCTGTTTCTACTAAATATATTTACCATATGATTAAAAAAATAGATGGGTCTGCTAGAAATCTTGTTATCAATTGGTATTATGAAGAAGATGATGATGATATGAAAGAAGAGGGTTCTTTATTTAGAAATGCTTTCCCTAATTCAAAGTTTAACATAATTTTTGTAGAGGATTTGATGGAGATATGATAGGTTTTGTTGTTTTAATTGTTGCCTCTATTTTACTCTATCTATTACTTCCAATAGTTTCTATTTTTATGATTATTAAATATCTCTTTACAGGGGATAAAAGGATGATGTCTGTTTGGTTTTGGCGTACAGCTAGAGAAATTGATGTATTTGCTAATGTAAATGGAGCAGAATTTTTTGATGCTATTTTTATTAGAGATGGGGGGTATAAATTTGGTAATCCTAAAGAAACCATCTCTTCCGTGATTGGAAAAAATCAAAGAGATAATACATTATCCATAGCAGGTCAAATATTAAGGTGGATGTTAGATAGAATAGATCAAGACCATTGTTTAAACTCCATCAATTCTCAAGCCACTAATACTAAAAAAGACACGCATTAACAGCATTTAACGCGCATTTACTGCATTATCACGCGATATTGGCATATATCGTGGATATTGCGTAATATGCGTTGATTTTCGCACAAAAGTAATTAACATTCTCTTGTCTTTCCTGCGCAGGAGACTTGGAGTCCCAGGAAATCTTTCGTATATTTACGGACGTAAATAAGAAATAATAATAAAAAATAAAGTATATGTTAGATTTAAGTAAAGTAGAATTTTTAAGTGATGAGCAAATTAAAGAACAAGCACCTTCAGTGTTTACTCAAAAGCCATCAAAAGAAGTTTCAAAACATTACACTCACATTCCTACAACTAAAGTTATCAATGATATGAGAACACTAGGTTGGGATGTTGTTGATGCTAAGCAAGTTGCTGCTCGTACAAGCTCAACAAGAGGTGTTCAGAAACATTTAGTTGTATTTAGGAATCCTGATGTTGTCATTAATGGAAATGATGGTGATACAGTTTTTCCACAAATTTTGTTAACAAATAGTCATGATGGTAAAAATAGTTTTACTTTCACTGCGGGATTGTTTAGAATGGTTTGTGAAAATGGTTTGGTTATTTCGGAAACTCAATTTGAAGATGTTAAAATGAGACATATGGGTTATTCATTTGAGGAATTGCAAGTTCAAATTAGAGAAATGGTTGAGAAATTACCATTAACTGTTGAGTCAATGAATAAAATGAAATCCATAGATTTAGAACAAGAAAAAGCTGTTGATTTTGCTAAAAAAGCTCTTGGAACTCGATTTACAAAGGATGAATTGAAGAGAATTAAAATTGATGTTATTGAATTATTAAACCCAGTTCGTGAAGAAGATTGTGGAAATGATTTATGGTCAATTTTTAATGTAGTTCAAGAAAAAATCATTGAAGGTGATTTTGAATATTCAATTGGGAGTAAAGTTCGTAAAGCTCGTCAAATTAAAAATTTCAAACAAGACCAAAAGATCAATAAAGAATTATTTGATTTAGCGTTAGAGTACGTTTCATAATAGAATTAAATTTCAAATAGTACAAGCTCCCAAATGGGAGCTTTTTTTTTCTTAATATAATTTGCCATACTAAAATATTTTTTTAATATTTATGGGCATGGACATTAACCGTATATTCAATTTATTCAATCCTGATGATGACTTTAGATCTCCAACTAAGCAAGAGTCTGGGGTAGATTTCCAATTTGAGGAATTTAAAACTACTCCTCCTTATTACATAGGAATGTTTGAAAAAATGATCTTAAACCATAATAATGTCAGGAACCAAGTAGTTAAATTATTCCAGAAATCAAATGAAGAATTTAATCTTCATGAAATTGAAGAAGCTGGAGAATTTATGGCTTATAATAGAGCTTGGGAGTACATTAAAGATTGTGAATTAGATGACCAATGTTGGAAAGAAAGTTTATTACTTAGAAATAGTGATTACTTAATTACTGCATTAAAATTGGCAACCCATTACTTTGAAGGTTATGAAGAATACGAGAAATGCGCCTTTCTTAACAAAATCCAACTTTTTCTTGAAGATAATTTGGCTCCCGAATCCTAAATTAGTACATTATGGATACGGGTTTGTTAGAAACCCCAAAACGTATAAATAAAAAAACGTGACCCGGTGATAGGGTTACCACAGTGGGTTAAGATTAACTAATAGATAATTTATGAGAAATAAACAATTGGCACAAAATCGCCTCCAAAAACTGAATGGTTTACTAAAAAAGCTTGACATGAATATTCACAGAGGTGGTAGTAAAGAAGAAATTAACTCCACTCAGAGAGAAATTAATCAAATCGTTCAAGATTTAAGTGATATAATAGAAAGAGAATAATGGAATTAACAGCAGAGCAAATACAATCTAATTGGGAAAAATTTATAGGCTATATTAACACCTATATTTCAGACCCTAGAAAAGACCAACTCCTAAAGTTTTATAAAAAACATGAAGAAGAAATCATGTTAATGCCTGCTTCCCATAAAAAGGCATACCATAATGCTTTTCCAGGGGGATATGTTGATCATGTTAATCGAGTTATAGAAGGTGCTTTAGAAATTAATAAGGTATGGTATAACTTTGGAGCAGAACAAAACTATACAATCGAAGAACTTGTATTCTCAGCTATTAATCATGATTTAGGTAAAATGGGAGAAGAAGATAACTATGCACATCAACCCTCAACTGATGAATGGAGAAAAAAGAATTTGGGTGAAATGTATAAGTTTAATAATTCAATTGCTTATATGTCAGTTCCTGAACGATCCATTAAACTTTTAGTTGATAACGATATTAAATTAACCCAGAATGAATGGTTATCTATTCGTTTACATGATGGGTTATATGATCCAGCAAATGAACCTTATTTAAAAAACTATATGCCAGAGTTAAAACCTCGAACTTCTCTCGTATTTATAATTCATCAAGCAGATTTAATGGCATCAAGAATAGAATTCGAAAAAGAATGGTTACCAAAATTTGGTAAGGAAGACAAACCAAAGAACAATTTCAAAGTAAACAACAAAACCAACTCAAAAAATAAAGCACTCAGCTCAATTAAAAGTGAGGGGTTAAAAAGCATGTTAGATAATTTATGATTACTATAACCATTATTTCCGTTTTATCGGTTTTAGTCGTGATATTTGGTTTCACGACTTTTAATCTCCTCAAGAAGAATGAAAAACAAGAGGACATTCTTGTTGGGTATCTTGAATACCTTGATAGAATTTCTAAAGTAATAGAAGCCTCAGATAAAAAATTAAAAGAAATAGACCACAGCGGAGTATTTAAATCAGATGATGAAGTGGGTCAGTTCTTCAAATCAGTACAAGAAATTCAAAAAATATTAAACGATTTTAAAGTAAAAAGATTAAAGTGATTGTGGCAAAAAAACGAAGACCTAAATCTAAAAACTACTTCACTAAAGACACTGAAGCAGCTATAGTTAGATATAACAATGAACCTAACCCTGAGGTTAGGAGTGATATTTACAGGGATGAAATTCATTATCCCTTTTTTAAACTAACAGAAAATATAATCCATACATTTAAGTTTTATTATACTGAAGTAGATAATATAGAACATTTACAACACGAGATAATAACATTTTTATTAACCAAAATGCATTTATTCAACCCAGACAAAGGGGCTAAAGCATATTCATATTTTGGTACTATAGTTAAGAATTGGCTTATAATATATAACAACAAAAACTATTCAAAACGATTAAAATCAGCACCAGTAGATGATTTATATAAGGATGAAACCTATTCTTATAATTTAGAAGATGAAAGAATAGTAGATAATTTATCTCATTTTATAGATAATTACATTAAATACGTTGAGGAAAATTTTGAAGATTTTTTTCCAAAAGGAAACGATGCTAAAATAGCAGACGCCATACTAGAATTATTTAGAAAAAGAGAAAGTATAGAAATATTTAACAAAAAAGCTTTATATATTTATATTAGGGAAATAATGGCTACTAACGGGTTAGAAGTAAAAACACCCAAGATTACAAAAATAGCAAATAAGTTATATGATTTATTTAAAGGAAGTTATATATTTTACTTAGAGACAGGATATATTGATTTTGAAAAAAATTAATTTTTCATATTTATAACCAACAAAAACCCCATAAATATGAGTCACTTAGAAAAAAAAGTCTTTGGGAAAAAAACATATTCAAGTTTACTCAAAGAAATATACGACAATCAAAAGAAAAAAGAAGACCAAATATCTGCTTTAATTTCTGAATTAAAACCTCTAGTACAGGACATAGGAGATGCTACTTTAATTGTACCCTTAATTAAAGAGTATATGGAATTAGGTATTAAAAATGATGAAGCACTTATAAAAGTAGCTACTATATTTCAAAGAATATTTGCTAACGAAGGTAATGAAGATAATGGGTTTGGAATTTCTGAAGAAGAAAAAGAACAACTTCTAAATGATATAAAAAGCTTACAATTACCACCTAAAAAAGAGGAGGAAGAAGAATAATGGTTATGTTTGATAAAGGACTATCATCAAATTCAATACCACCCGCGGGGAAGGGTTATGATACGGGAAATTCAGACCTAAATAACATACTATCTGTTCTTAGGGAGGAGATTCAAATTGGTAGGGTTACTGATATTATATTAAACAGTAATTACCCGAATATTGAAGAATATGGGGGGTTGAATGGTATTGGGACTATTTTTTTTGAATTAAATACCTTTAAACCTGTAGGAGGTAATGCTATAGCCAAACCCTTTTTCCCACAAATCTCATCATATCCCTTAGTAGATGAACTTGTTTTATTATTTAAATTACCTAATAATAAAATAGGCAATATCCCATCTAATGAGGTCTATTACTACATTAATATGTTTAGTGTATGGAATCACCCCCACCATAATGCCTATCCTAACCTAAATGGTCAGGGCAAAAATTTACCACCCCAACAGCAAAAAACATACCAACAAACAGAAGTAGGTTCTACTCGAAAAACAGGGGGGGTTAATGATGATACCACAGAAACTATATCACCAAAATTTAATAGTCCCATAAACCCAAGTCAAGCTACTTTTGAGGAAAGATCCAATATACACCCCCTATTACCCTTTGCTGGAGATGTTATTTACCAAGGAAGGTGGGGAAATAGTATAAGATTTGGAAGTACGGCAAAACCAACACTTACAGATTCTTTAAATGAATGGTCTGAAACAGGTACAAATGGTGATCCTATTACTATCATTAGAAATGGTCAATCCCCCGAAGAATCAAATGAAGGTTGGGTCCCTATAACTGAAAACATCAATACTGATATTTCTTCAATTTGGCAAACATCAACTCAAAAAATCCCAATAGAAACTATAAATAATGAATTTACTTCATACAACGAATCTCCTGAATTACCTAATTTATATGAAAAACCCCAAATCATAATTAATTCTGATAGGTTAGTTTTTAATGCCAAAACAGACCATGTATTAATAAGTGGTGAAAAATCAGTATTCCTAGGGGCAAATTCATCTCTAAATTTTAATGCAGGTAAAAATGTTGTTGTGGAATGTAGTGATATAAAATTAGGTGATAAATCAGCAACTGAACCTCTAATTTTGGGTGATATTTTTTTAAAAAATTTAGATGTAGTTTTAACCAAATTAGACCATTTATGTACTCAATTATCTGTAGATCAGATATGGCCAGCAGGAGCTCCTGTTGCTAATGGAGGTGTAATTACAGTAGCTACTAGTTTAAAATTGGATATTGCAAATTTCAAAGCTAATATGGGTAGTTATAAATCTCAAGTAAGTAAAACTAAATAAATATGCCATCATTTCAAGGAATAAATTTAGAAGGGGATTATATATCACTTAATGATCTAAACCCAATATCCCAAAATTATGTTAGGAAATTTAATGGTTTAGTTCTTATAAGAGAAAAAATAGTAGACGATAAAAGAGTAACAGGTACTTTATGGTATAAAGAAGAAGTTGTTGGTTTTACCGTTGAAGACCTCCCTAGAAAACTCAAAATAGATAAAGTAACAGCAATAGAATCTAACCTAAATTTCTCTCCAGATTCTACCCTTCCCCCTGATAAAGGAGCCTATTATATAGTTTTGGATACTACGAGTAATACTAATTTAATGGAGAGTTATGTTAAATTTCCTCTTGATCCTAGAAGGAAATTTCAAAACCCTGGGGTATTCCCTAGAGTTGGTACCGATCCTAGAGGAATTAAAATGGAATCTTCAAGTGGTAATTTAGATTTTGATGGGATAAGAATTCATAGGGGTACTTCCGAAGGTTGGTCTGAGGGGTGTTTAATTTACTCAAGTGTAAGAAAGGCCAATGGTACAGTAAAAAAAGATTTACCAATAAATTTTGCATTAACTAAATTTATATATAATAATAATATTGAGAGAATTGTTTATATTGATGAATTTTCACTTTCAACCCAATCTGTATTTAAAATTACTGGTACTGTGGTAGATTCTTCAACATTACAACCAATACCATTTCCAACAGTAAAATATATTCCTCAATATATTCCACCTATTAATAATGAAGAAACCCCCCCTGATCTTATAGATATGTACAAAGCAGAACCCGTATCGGGTGAAGGGAATGGTAAGGGTGAATTTTCTATCGAAATTCCTTCTGTTAGTGAATACTTAAGTATAAACGGTCCAAATTCATCATTATTAATTACTAACTCAAAGTTACTAGTTACCATCTCAGCCCCCGATTATGAAGTAATTGAAGTTACTCCATTAAAAGCAGATGGAACTTTTAGATCTAATTTGGGGGTTGTAAAAATCCCAAATATTGAGGTAGCAAGAAGAGAAGCAAATTTAAAAGTTAATGAAATTAATGATGAGCAGCTAAAACTTCTTCAAGAAAGCAGGCAAAAAAAACAATTTATTGAAATTCAAACAGAAAAACTTTTAAGCACTATAAAAGGAAAATTAACCCCCTTTATTATCAACCAAATAGCAGATTTAGGGGTTCCTGATCCTATTGGTTTACTTAAAAGTACAAAAGACTTCCAAAAGAAAGCAGAAAGATATGAAAAAAGGGAAAAAAGGAAAATGGAAAATAACAATAATGAGGGACTAGCTAATGAACCTCTTTCAAATAATGAAACAGTATAAAAATGTTAGACCCAAAAATAGTTAAAGAAATACAACCCACTATTACACAAAAACTAAAACCTCCTAAGGATGTAGAGGGTCTTAATAAACTTATAAAAAAGAAAAATAAGGTAACTAAACAACTAAATAATCTTTATAAGGGAATTGAAACATTAGAAACAGCTATCAATATCCCAAAACAAATAATAGAAACTTCTGAAAAATCAATCCCTATACTTAAAGCATCAATTCAAGCTGTTGCCTTTATTCCATCAACAGTTACTACCCCCATCCCAGTAGGTCCTATTCTTATTGCTAAAGATGCTATAAAAGTGTTAGAGGATCTTATTGATGTTTCAAAGGGTAAAGCAGGTGCAGGTACATTCCAATTAACCTTTCTAAAAACAGAATTAAGTAAAATAATCGATTTATTAGGAGTATTAGATTTATTAATCCAATCCAGTGCTAAAGAATTAAGTAATAGTAATGGAGGAGATGAAATATCTATTCAAGAATCAGTATCAAAAGAATTATTAGATTCAACCCAAAACCAATCAAACCAATTATCCCCCGTTGTTACTAATGTAAATGGTTTTGAAATGGGGGTTGTAACTGTGGGAGAAAATACAGGGAATGATTTAAGAAGAAGACAAGCGGTAGCTAGAAATTCCCAAGGGATAATAATGCTGCAAGGAGATCCTTCCTACAGTTCTAACGATCAAATTTTGATTGACGAGTTAGTTTATTATATTCAACAGAATAAATTAAAAGCATAATAATATAATATTTATAAAAAACATAGTATGAAAGCAAACGAATTAAAAAAAATGATTAAGGAAGCAGTTAAAGAAGCTATCCAAGATGAATTAAAAGAGATTCTATTAGAAGCTGTTAAAGCTCCTAAACAGGTTGTAAATGAGAGCAAAAACATAAGTTCCCCTACCCCTACACCCCAAATATCATCTACTGAAACGAGGCAGAAGTATATGGATGTGTTAGGAGAAACAGCTTTAAATTTTACAAGTAAAGATGTAAAAAGATTTAACCCCCAAGGTGCAGGAGACACCACTTCCCCAAATGGAAGTTTACCTGAAGGAGAATTAGGAATGGACCAAATAATGAATTTAATGAAGTAGATAATGGCATTTGAGGCACAACAAATATATCCTATTGATTTTAATAACAGCGCTGCTGTAGGGATAAATTTACCTTTAACTTTTCCTACTGCCTTTAACCCAAATTTTTCTACAAAAGACGCAATAAGAAATAATCTGATTAACTATTTTCTAACAGAACCAGGGGAAATACCTTTAAATCCTCTATTTGGTGGGGGTTTAAGATCATTTATATTTGAACAGATTACAACAGATAATTTAGATTTTTTAAAAGAAAGAATTCAAAACCAATTAGAGAGATACTTTCCTGATATATCTGTGGGAAATTTAAAAGTATCAAGACAAGAAGATAATAACCAAATAAACATATCACTAACTTATAGTGTTGTAAATACTAATATAAGTGGTGAAGTTGAATTTAATTTTGTATAATGGCCACAGTAGATAGAGACGTAAAATATTTAAATAGAGACTTTTCTGATATTAGAGCAAGGTTAATAGAATTTTCCAAAACCTATTTCCCAAACACTTATAATGATTTTTCCCCTACATCACCAGGAATGATGTTTATGGAACAAGCATCTTACGTTAGTGATGTAATGTCCTTTTATTTAGATAACCAATTACAAGAAACATTTACCCAATTTGCTAGACAAACAGACAATTTATATGAATTAGCTTATATGTTTGGTTATAAACCTAAAGCAACAGGTGCCGCCCAAACTATTCTTGATTTTTACCAACTCCTCCCTTCTATACCAGATGGAATAGGGGGGTATATTCCTGATTTTTCATATTCATTAACTATAGGTGAAAATACTCAAATTGAATCTTCTCTAAACCCCGAAACCATATTTCTTGTTGAGGATAAAATAGATTTTTCCACCTCAAGTTCTCTAAACCCCACAGAAATATCAGTCTATCAGGTTACATCCCAAGTTCCTACCTATTTTTTGTTAAAAAAATCCATAAATTCCATTTCTGCTACTATCAATGAAAAAACATTTACTTTTACTTCCCCATCCCCATTCACAACAATTGATATAAAGGGTAAAAACCTTATAGGGGTATTAGATATAGTAGATTCTGATGGTAATATTTGGTATGAAGTAGATTATTTAGCCCAAGAAATGGTTTATGATAATATTAAAAATACTAATGTTAATGATCCTAATAATGTAGCAGATGTTGGGGATGTTCCTTATTTACTCCAATTAAAAAAAGTTCAAAGAAGATTTGCTACTCGTTTGACATCTGAAACAAACCTCCAAATCCAATTTGGATCTGGTAATCCTAATGATGTAGATGAAATAGTAACTCCCAACCCTAATAATGTGGGTATAGGTTTACCTTTTGAAAAAGATAAATTAACCACTGCTTATTCACCTACAAATTTTCTATTTTCAGATACTTACGGCATTTCCCCATCCTCTACTACTCTTACTGTAAGGTACTTAACAGGAGGGGGGGTTGAATCAAACGTACCATCAGGGGATTTAACTACTATTTCTAATTTAAATAACATTACATTTAACAACCCAACCTTAAATAATGCTACTTCAAACTATGTTTTTGATTCGTTAGCTGTAAACAATCCTCAAGCTGCTGATGGGGGTCAAGCGGGTGATACAACAGAAGAAATTAGACAAAACACTATATCATCCATTGCTTCCCAACAAAGATCAGTTACTCTAGATGATTACATGGTAAGAGCTTTAAGCATGCCCCCTGAATATGGAACAGTAGCTAAAGCATATATAGAAAAACCTAAATTAACAGATGAGCAAGTTTCAACCATTGAAACTTTAAACTTATGGGTTTTATCTCAAAATTCTTTAGGCCAGTTTGCTACACCCTCCCAAACCCTAAAGAAAAATTTAAGAACCTATTTATCACAATATAGAATAATAGGAGACAATATTGAAATAAGAAATGCTTTCATTATTAACATAGCAGTAGATTTTGAAATCATAGTATTACCTAATTATAACAATAATGATGTTATATTATCCTGTATTAACTCATTAAAATCATATTTCACCAGAGATAAATGGCAAATAAACCAACCCATTTTAATTAGAAATTTATATGTAATGTTAGATAAAATATTAGGGGTCCAAACAATAAAGGACATTAAGATTATGAACAAGGCGGGGATTACAAAGGGTTATTCTCAATATTCATATGATATTGATTCTGCAACCCAAAATCAAGTAATTTACCCTTCATTAGACCCAAGTATTTTCGAAGTTAAATTCCCTGATACTGATATTAAAGGAAGAGTAGTACCATTATAAAAAATAAAAAATATGCCAACATTCACACAAAACAATGGGCAAAAATTACCCAAAAAGATAACATCCCTAATAGATTCTTTTAATAAAACCAATCTAGATGTAGAAGATCCAAGAATCGATGGTGGTCCTAATAGGACTAATTCTTCCAATATTCCCACAGGTCAATATTTAAATATTGGTACTCATAATATTACTGATGAAGAGGGGGAAGTTACTTTAAAAGAAAAGGATGGGAAAAATTTAATAACCCAACTTAACAGATGGACCCCTAATAATACTTATTTAGATTCCAAAGATTGGGAAAATAAATTCCCTAACCCCCCAAGTAATAATCCCCCTAAAATAGATTTATTAAAACCCCTTCAAAATTTATTTAATTCTAATGGTAAAACCCAACATTAATATTATAACAAAATAAAATTATGGCTGTATATAAATTATTCCCATATAAAGACACAACATTATATTCATTTTATCCTAATATGAATACAGGGATAGATGCTATATCTCAAATTTCTAATTTAAATTTTGCTGTAGATACTAACCCACAAGCAGCAAGATTTCTAACAGAATTTGTTCAATCTGAAATTGAAGATGTTATTAATAATAAAATTGGGACAAAACAATGGGATGTTGATTTTAGATCTTATATAGCAGCAGCCCAGGGTATAGTTGAATCAACTGATTTATCTGTCCATCCCTTAGCTCAATTTTGGTATAATGGGACAGGAACTTATTTAGATCAACCTTTAACTACTGATGGTGCTTCTTGGTATTCACCAAATTTCCTAAATTCAATTGCTTGGTCTTCAAGTGGTACTGATTCTACTAATCATTATGTTACAAGTTCATATAATCCTACTTATGTAGCTGCTGGAGGTGGTTCTTGGTACCATAGTGGTTCAGATGGAACTTTATATGCTATAACTCAATCATTTGATACTAGAAGTGAAAAAGATTTAAAAGTAGGAGTTAAAACCATTGTATCCAATTGGTATAGTAGTTCTTTAGGGGTTGACTCTTCAGCTTCATTACCTAATTATGGGTTTATAACAAAATGGGAAAATACAGTTGAATTTAATACAAACACACAAATTCAACCTGTAATGCAATTTTATAGTGTTGATACTAATACAATATACCCTCCTGAATTACAATTTAAATGGAAAGATTATACCACAATATTAACAGGATCAGCAACATCAAGTATTATTTCAACAACTAATTTAATATCCTCATTAGCTGAAAACCCTGGTACTTTTACACCCTCCTCAGTTAATAGATTTAGATTTAATGTAGCACCTAAATATCCAGTTAAAGTATGGGCTACAGCATCTCAATTTACAGGCACCAATTATTTACCGACTGCTTCATATTATGCTATAAAAGATTTGGATACCAATGAATTTGTTGTAGATTTCGATACCACATATACACAATTAAGTTCTGATAGTAATGGAAATTATTTTGATGTATATATGAATGGGTTAGAACCTGAAAGATATTATAAAGTATTAATTAAGACTATTATTAATGGTTCTACACTTGTATTAGATGATGATTATTATTTTAAAGTAATTAATGGATAATGGCTAGACAAAATCTTAAATTTAGTAAAGATGTTTTTGATAAGAGACAATATGAAAAAACTATAGACACCTCTTTTACTCAATTAGGGGTAAAACCAATCCAAGAGCAAATAAATGAACAACCCTCAATTCAAGAATTTTTTGATATGTACAATCAATTATTCTATGAAATTAATGAATTAGGACCTACTAATTCCCATGAATATTTAATTAAAACAAGTAGTGAATATATAGCTTTTGATGAAAATAATGAGGTTATAGAAGCACTTCAAAATGAAATAGCCCAATTAAGAGAAGAATTATTAGAAGCACAACAACAATCAAATCAAATTAAAAGTTCATAACCCAATTGATCTATGCCTATTACTCCAAATAACCCAACAACTAATATTCAACTCCAATCGTATTCACCCCAGGATGAAAATTTAGTTACTATTTCTAATATCCCTACATCATTGGGTGATTCTAGTTATATTGAATTTTTGGTATATGACAGTAATCAATCTTTATTAAAATACGTTACCAACTATAATAAGTATACAATTCTAAATAATACCATAGACCCAAATTTAGAACTTAATACAACTTCTTCCCAACCCCTTATAACAAGCTTTACTTATGACCCTGAAAGAGATGTTAGATCTTTATACTCCACAGGAGAATATATATCCTCTTATAACTTTTTAACCAAACAGATAGGTGACCCCAATACTAATCTCTTTATCTCTGAAATCTCCTCAGATAGAACCGAAATAAGATTAGATAGTAATATTTTATCTAATTTAGATATAGTTGAACAAACTAATAATTTCATTCAATTTAGAGACCTTAGTACTTACTTTGTAGATTTTTATTTAAATTTCGGTGATAATAATTTAATAATTGCCAATAACATTAAATTGGAAAATGAGGGTACCAATGACCCCACAGTTGTTATTAAATTATATGAATCCCTACCCCCTCAATTCCAATTAAAAAATGAATTATGGATTGTTACTACTTTTAGCAATCCTGTAAGTTATAAGGTAAGTTACCCACCAACCCCTATTACAATAAGGGATTTTACCCCTTTACAAGGCCCCAATTTTAATTTACCTGTAAAAGACCAAATAAATAATTCCTCCCAAAATTTATCTTATACAGATTTAATATCAGGGGCTCCTACTAGTTCATTAAACCAATTAAATAGTTTAATGGATTCAAGTTCTATATCTATTAGTGTTGATTATACTACTTTTAATAATTTTATAAATTTTAGTTCAGCTAAAACAAGATTAGAAAACTTTTACTATAAATCAAGCTTAATAGAACAACACTCCTCCTCTATTTCTGATTTAACAGATGTTACTAGTTCTGCAACTAGCATAACAATTTTAGAAAATAAAATAGGAGATATTATAAAGAATTTTGATGGGTTTGAATATTTCCTTTACTATGACAGTGGTTCTATTTATTCATGGCCTAAAACAACAACAGAACCCCCTTATTTATTAGCTAAAACTGGAAGTTTAGAGGCTTTAACATGGTTTGGTAGTGATATAGAAACAAGTCCCTATTATGGGGGTAGAATATATTCTGCTTCAAAATATGATAATGACAATAAAGATTATCTATATAAAACAGTTCCTGAATATTTAAGAATAGATCCTGCTAATCAACCATATGAACTATTTGTTGATATGGTTGCTCAATATTATGATAATGTTTGGTTATATACTAAAGACATTACTCAAAAATATAATGCTGATAATAGGTTAGATTTTGGTGTATCTAAAGATTTAGTAGCAGATGCTATTAGAGATTTTGGTGTAAAATTGTACCAAAATAATTTTTCTAAAGATGATTTATACACCGCATTTTTAGGATTAACACCTAAAGGAGCATTATTTCCATTCCCCGAAATAACAAGTTCATTACCTGCTCCCACTGGATTTGAATATGTTGATACATTAATATCTGCTTCAAATGATATTATCCCTTTAGATGATGTTAATAAATCCTTATATAAAAGAATTTACCACAATATTCCTTATTTGCTTAAATCAAAAGGAACAATTGCAGGATTACGAGCATTAATAACTTCATATGGCATACCTGATACTATACTTAAAATCGCTGAATTTGGTGGTAAAGATAAGGTAAACGAAAACGATTGGGATTATTACTTTAATAAATTTAATTATGCATTTGATACGCAAGGAACAAATTATTTAAGTACACCTTGGGTAATTAATTTTAGCAGATTTCTAGGAGGGATTGGAAGAAATGCTAGAACTATTCAACTTAGATTTAAAGCCGAAGACTCCCCACCTACTAATTACTCTCAGTCTTTATGGAATCTAGATAATGGGGTTTCATCCCAATCATCTATTGTTTTAGAATACACAGGTTCAGGTTTAACTAGTGGTTCATATAGTGGTTCAATAAAAGATCCTTATTATCAATATGGCACTTTAAAGTATATAAATTCTATAGGTGAATCTTCTAGTATTTATTTACCATTTTTTGATGGTGGGTGGTGGTCAGTAATGGCGACTGTAGATTCTAATGATTCTGCTTCTATATATTCTGGAAATAAAGTTTACAATGGTAATGATGGTACATCTTTAGGATACTATAATTCAGGATCAAAAGTTGTAGCAGCAGGATGGAATCAAACATTAGCTACTTCATATTTTGCTAATTCATATACAGGTTATTCAAACTTTTCAGGTTCATTACAAGAAATAAGATATTATGCTCCTACAATAAGTGAAAGTGTATTCAAAGACTATATAATGAATCCTTTATCTATTGAAGGTAATTCAATAAATTCTTCCCCAAATGAGTTAGTATTTAGAGCAAGTTTAGGGAGTGAATTAAATACTTCTAATACACTCACAGGAACTTCAATCCATCCTAAAGTAACAGGATCTTGGATTGTATCTTCATCATTTGCAGGAAATAGTACTTACACATTTAATGATACTGCTTCATATGTACCTAATACAGAATATTACTTTTTAGATCAATTCCCTGCAGGTATAAAAAATAGAATTACTGATAAAATTAGGTATGAAAATAATGTAGTACCAACAGGAGATACTTTATCTGCTTTTAGAAGAGTAACTCAAAATACTGAGGCAAGTGCTTCATATACTGAAAATATAAACTTATTAGAGGTAGCATTTTCACCTCAAAATGAAATTAACGATGATATTATATCACAATTAGGTTATTTTAACATAGGAGATTATATAGGTGACCCAAGACAAAGATCTTCATCTTTAGAATATTACCCTGATTTAAATAATTTAAGTGAAGAATACTTTAAAAAGTATATTAAAAATTATGATTTAGTAGATTTTGTTAGGTTAATAAAATTCTTTGATAATTCATTATTCAAGATGATTAAGGATTTTGTTCCTGCAAGAACAAGTTTAGCATCTGGAATTGTAATTAAACAGCATTTATTAGAAAGAAATAAATACCCACAACCCCAAGTAACCCATAGCAATCATTATTTTACAGGTTCAGTTACATCTCATCAATTATGGGACCCCGCAATTTCATCTAGTTATATTTCATCATCAAAAATAGAATCATTTAGTGGTGGTCCTGGAGGGATGATGAACCTATATAATAATATATCTACTTCCCCATCTGGCACTTTGGGAGTAGGCCCTGATAATAGATTTAATTTAACTCAAAGTTGGAGTGAAACTTTTACTAATTTATCAGGTTCAGTAACTAAATTAAATGATTCACAACATGAATTTTATGATGGTGAATTCAGTGGATCTTGTTTATTAGTTACAAATGGGGAATTAAATGATGAATGTGATTGGGTTAAAAACCAACCCACAACAGCAGTTCCTTATTATGCTATAAGATATTATGAATTTGGTACCCCTACTTGGATTTTATCAAATTGGTTAAGTAATTATAATGAACCTCTCCCAGGTTATATTTCATTACTTGAAACTAGAGATAGTTCTGAAACTCCAATTGTCCAAATAAGAGATATAAAAATCCCCAAAATTGATAGTAATGGTATAGACCAAACCCCATCATTAGAAAACTTAACTACACTAATAATCCCAGACTCCTCGGGTAATGTAACTTTTACTATTAATTCAATATCCGAACATCAAAATTATTTTTATTATAGTGTAACTGCAAATCCATCTAGTTTTCAACCCACTCTTTATGGAGATTTAAATTATGATTTTACGGGGTCTATGACTAACAATCTTATTACTATACCCACTTTTAACCAATATTCTCATTTCCCAATTGTTTCCTCTGAAAAAGACACTGCTAATTTATATGATACCTCTACTCAAAAATATTTCTTCAAAACAGCAGCTCAAAAAGATATATTTGTTCAACTCTCAGGAAGTATAGATTGTAATACTTTAGGTGGTCTCTCCTCAATAAAATTTGGTATTTTTTCCATTCCTAAAAACCATATTTATAATAACATCTTTTCAGATGTGGAACCTTATTTAATAGTATCTTCTTCTGATTATGTTCAAGGTTCTGGCCCTAATGCCCCTATTGATATTACGGGTAGTAATTTTACTTGGGCAGGGGAAGATATTCAAATATTAGGATTTACTGATGGAACACTTGGGGGAGATGTTTCATTCAACTCCTCAACTAGCTTTTTTATTACTTCCTCAGCAGCTACAGCTACCTCTAGTGTTGAATCTATCCCAGAACCTTATTTAACCCAAAATTTTAATGGTTCTGACTGTGATATATTACAAGGTTCAATTGAAGGTGAAAGACCAAACCCCTTCCTACAAGATTTAGATTATCAAACATCACAAACTGTACCTGTTAATATTCAAGCAGTAGTAAGTGATAGTGCTACTAAAGCAACAGTACCTGAATCTAATTATACTCAATTAACTTCTACCAACATAAAATATGACGGAAGTAAAAATCAAAGTAAACAAATTAATCAATGGACTAAAGAAACAGTACTAACAGATTTTTCCCAATCATTTAATATAGGAACTTATGGTAAAACTTCACCCATAGAAGCAGGAGGATCTTATGTATTATTCTTTTATAATAATTACACTGATAACTTAAGTAATGGGAAATTTTTAAATTATGTAACCCCTGACTATTTAATCAACTCCAGTGGGGATCTTATAGAAATTGGGAATGATTCTGATAATAGAGCATTATTAAATCAAGCTTTCACTACAACTTCTACTCTCCCCTCTTCTCAGGGTTGGTTTGGGCAGATAGATGATCCAACCCAATATATAGGGCAATTATTTAAACCCGGGCTATATGACAAGGGATTATTTATAGGTAATGTTATTGATTGGAGTTTATTTGCTGCAGAAAATTATATTGTATTTCCATCTACCGGAAGTTATTTACCCTATACCACTCTTTCCAATACTGGGTCTGGAATAATATATCCTGCTGATATTCTTTATACACCTTCAAAGGATTTACCTTCTCAAGCATTTCAAATTTTATTAGACAATAATATTATAACACAGGATACACCATAATTAAAACAATTTAAAAATAACGTGACACAAAAACAACTAGTACGTATATTTATAACATATAATTAAAATCAAATGGGATATTTAAACAATCAAGTAATAACAGTAGACGCTATCTTAACTAAAAAAGGTAGACAATTATTAGCTCAAAACGATGGTTCATTCAGAATCACACAATTTGCATTAGCAGATGATGAAATAGATTATACACTTTATAATCCAACACACCCTTCAGGTTCTGCTTATTATGGTCAAGCAATTGATAATATGCCTTTATTAGAGGCATTTCCAGATGAATCACAAATAATGAAGTATAAATTAGCTACTCTACCCAGAGGAACAGCTAAATTACCTGTATTAGATATTGGATATGCAGGGATAACATTACAACAAGGAGCTTCACTATCAGTAACCCCTCAAACATTAAATTATTTAGGCAATTCTACAGCATTTGAAACTTCAGGATACACAGCAACCATAGCAGATGTTAGAACAATGGCTACATTTAATGGAGTTGGGATTCAATCAACAGCAGCTAATACCCAAAATGCTACCTCTACTACTACTTTAGGAACAAATGTTTCTTCAACAGTAATAGGTTCTCAAATTAATTTAAGAGCAACAACTGTTAATACCTTATTTGGTTCAAATACCTCTTTAAATACAACAATTACCTTTGTAGGATTAGATAGTGGTGCCAGAATAACTATACCAGTAACTATAAACAAAGTATCATAAAATATAAAATATGTCATTTAAAAGATTAGACGCTGAAGATTTTGTAGTAAGCGCAGACGCAGTTCAATCAGTAGCGTGGTCAACAGGAGCACCCACCTTAACGGAATTTTATACCTCATCTGTACAAGCAGCGGGCTCTTCAGGAAATTATTATTTAAGTATTTACCAAACGGCCTCAGATGATTCTACGGCAGCAGTTCAATTTGATATTACTTATGGGAATTTAAAAGGGAGTGGAAGTACAGCTTATAATACAGGTTTAACCCAATACACCCCATCGTCTACTGTTTATGGTCAATATAGATCATTAGTATTAGAAGATGAAAACTCCTCATTCACATTTGGTGATGGAACAAACACACTAATCTCAGAAGATTTTTGGGCGCTTTCAATTGAAAGATCAAGATATAAGGAAAAATTATTCCCTGGAACTTTTAATATAAATCTTTCAGGTTCAGGTGGAATTATTCAATTAACCGATAATTCAAATGATGTATTAACCCAAACTTTTATAGGCACAACTAGAGTACTTCAAATAGTATCAGGTTCAAATGGAAGTGCTTATGATACTACAGGATATGTAGCGGATTCAGGTTCATATGGTTTATTCCTACCAGACATAGGAACTATTTTATTAAACCCATATGCGATAAATGAATCTATCAGTGTAACTCCTAATAGAGCTAGTGGTGTTGCAAATGGGGAAAATAATGCTACTTTATATGATGCCATAGTAGATGGAGCTTCATTTCAATTAAACGCTGAAGAAACAATTACCTCTGATTATGTATTTGTTAGATCAAGAAATGCTGAATTTAACTACTCAGAAAATCCATCATTTATCTCAGGTTCAACAGGAGAAGTAATATACACACAGTTTATAAATAGTCCTCAAGTATATGTTACTACAGTTGGAATGTATAATGATGCCAACGAATTAGTAGCAGTAGCAAAACTTTCAAAACCTTTACTTAAAGATTTCACCAAAGAATCATTAATTAGGGTTAAATTAGATTTTTAAAATGAATGAGTACTTACAAGCCATTTATCACATCGGATGTAGTAGTAACTCCATTTAAGGTAAATAAATCATTTACTTTCACTGGCGCAAGTGAATTTACATCCTCAAATGTTGGTATAGATAGGTTTTTTGGGAAAAACATTCAATCAACTTTATTTGTATCTGGTTCAAACCCAACAGGGCAAATTTCAACACAAAATCAAGAATTAGTTTATGATTCTGTAAAACAACTTTACTATTCAAATTATTTACTTGGAGAAGATGGTTCTCCTGCTTTTACTGCTTCATTTAATATTGATGGAACTATAACAGGGGAGGGTGGGACAAAACAACCAATGTATTATAATTATCTGAATAATACTTTAGATGCTAATAGATTATTTCCCACTGCTTCTAATGATAGAATAGGAGTAATTTCTATACCCTCCAATTTATTTGGTGAATTCATTAAACCAGGAACATTTGAATATGTTTATACAGGGTCTATTTTATCAGGATGTTTTTATGATGATGAAAATGGAAATCTATTTAAAGATGGAGCTAAAGTAGGAGATATAATTTACCAACACGGTATGATAGTTTTAACTTCCTTTGGAACATCAATTACAGGGAGTGTTTATGGTTCTGCCCTATATGGTACTGGAGTTTATTCTGTTGCGGGGGCTCAAGAATTAGATGATGTTATTTCTTCTAATAATGTAACCTGCTCATTCCAAAGTACAACTACAATTTATGAATCACAATATAAATGTACCCTAAGAGAAAATGAATTTAACTTTTCCAACAACCCCTCAGTTATATCAGGTTCATCAACAGGTACAGTATATGACTTTGTAACTGGATCTTATTTTCAACCTTATGTTACAACAGTGGGTTTATATAATAATGCAAACCAATTAATAGCAGTAGGAAAACTAGCTCAACCCTTACAAAGTTCAAATACTACTGACACTTCAATACTAGTTAACTTAGATTTATAATATTTATTACCATGGCAAAAACATTATCTAAAACAGGAATAACCACATCAAGCACAATTGAATCATGGCATGTGTCTCAATCAGTAGACGCTTTAACAGGAACAGATGCTTATGATGTTACAATTTCAGGTTCATTATCCCTTCCTGGATCTACTGCTTCTGGTAGTTTTATAGGTGATGGGTCAGGTTTAACAGGAATAACAGCTGAGTGGGATGGGAGCCATAATGGGAATGCTTCAATTACAGGTTCATTAACTGTAACGAGTAATGTAAGTTCAAGTAGTAATTTATTTGGTGATAGAATTTTTGCCACTAGTTATGTAGCAACTCCTACACTACAAAGTAGCACATCAGATACAGTTTTAATTGATGACAATCTTAATGTTAATGGTAATATAACAGCATCAGGGCATGTATCTTCAAGTGCAACATCAACAGCTTCATTTGGGACTTATTTAGGGGATGGTTCACAATTAACTGGGGTAACTAGTGAATGGGATGGTACTCGAAATGGCAACGCTGAAATTACAGGCTCTTTAATTGTAACAAGTGATATAAGTTCAAGTGGGGATTTATACAGTATAGGTTTAATCACCTCCGGAAGTAGAATTCGTAGATATAGGACAATAACTCTGGATGATAGTAATTTTAATTCTTCCCCTTCGCAACAAATCCAAAATGATGATGATGTTATATTAATTATTGATAATACAACTTTACTACCATCTGCTGGTACAGGTTCATTAGGTGTTTCAAATTTCTTTAACCAACCTGCAGGCAGGTGTGTTGAACTAGTAAAAATCAAAGATGGTAGTGGTGGTGGAATTATATTAAAAGGAGTGAGTATGGCCAATCCTGATGCCTTATATTTAAATGATTCTTCACAATCCGGGGGTACAAGAACAATTTGTAGTAATGTAGGTGAAAGTATTATACTTATGTCTTATGGTCTATCAGATACTGGAAGTGCTTGGGGTAATGGGTATTGATTTTGGATCTAATTAATAAAAAAGTACACATTTCTAAATCCCCAATACATGGTTGGGGGGTATTTTCTGAACAAGAATATAAAAAAGGAGATATTATTTTAGAGTCTCCTTTAACATTAATCCCCATAGGAGAAAGTTTACCACCTTCATTATTACCTTTTAATTTCTCTTCAAAAGGAAAAATGTTTATTGTGTTAGGTATCCCCTCATTTATTAATTCTTCTAATTCCCCTAATGTTGAATACAATATAAACCACGAAGAAATGATAATTAGAATTATATCCTTACAAGACATAAAATCTAACATTGAATTAACCTTAAAATATATCTAATTTATGGTCTGGCATTATAACGGAAAAGAAATAACAGATATTTCCCAATTCCCTAAAAATACCTTTGGATTCGTCTATAAAATAGAACACACTCCCTCAGGTAAATCTTATATAGGTAAAAAAGTACTACAGTTTAATCGTAAAGTTAAGGTTACTAAAAAGGATTTATTATTATATGAAGGTGTTAAGGGTAGGAAACCAACCCACAAGCGTGTTATTAAGGAATCAGATTGGTTAACTTATTATGGTTCAAATAAAGTATTATTAGAATTATTTAAAAAAGATTCCATAGAAAACTTTGAACGTTATATTATAAAATTAGCACCAAGTAAAAAATTACTCACATATTACGAAACCCAATATCAATTTATGTATCAAGTACTAGAAAAACCTGATATGTTCTTTAATGATAATATATTAGGGAAGTTCTTTAAGAAAGATTTTGAATCTCGATAGAGGATTCGTATATTTACCCTGTATGATAAACGAACTATTAGTTAACCTAGTTGACTCTGTTTTAGGTGTTGGTAAAAGAACATCAAGAGGTAATCAAGCTTACCATTGCCCCTTCTGTAACCATTCTAAACCAAAACTAGAAATTAACTTTACTAAAAACAAAAAAGGTTATAACCCATGGCATTGTTGGGTGTGTAATACTAAGGGAAAAACAGTAAAAACTCTATTCAATAAGGTAAAGGCATCCCCCGAAAAATTTCAAGAATTATTCAAATTAGTTAAAACAAAAGATGCTGTAGAAGAAGTAATAGAATCTAAAGATGTTAAATTACCTGATAATTTTAAAACTATCATAGGAAATAAAGACCTTACTGCTAAACAAGCATACAAATATTTAAGGAAAAGAAATTTAACTGATGATGATATTTTAAAATATAATATAGGTTATTGTGATTATGGTAAATATAGAAATATGATAATTATACCTTCCTATGATTGTAATGGTAAATTAAATTATTTTGTTTCACGTTCATTTGAAAAGGATGCCTTTATAAAATATAGGAATCCTGATTGTTCAAGAGATATAATCCCATTTGAATTATTTATAAATTTTGATTTACCCTTAATATTATGTGAGGGTGCATTTGATGCAATTGCAATTAAAAGAAATGCTATACCATTATTAGGTAAAAATATCCAATCTAATTTACTTAAAAAGATAGTTAAATCAACAGTAGAAAAAATTTACATAGCTCTAGATACAGACGCTATTAAACAGGCTTTAAAACATTGTGAATATTTAATAAACCAAGGTAAAGAAGTATACCTTGTTGAATTAGAAGGAAAAGATCCAAGTGAGATGGGATTTAAAAATTTCACCAAACTAATTCAAAATACTTTACCATTGGATGAATATCAACTAATGGAAAAGAAACTTTCATTAATATGAAAACCAAAAAGAAGTATAATAGGATATTACAAATATCTGACGATGCACAACAAATAACTCTCCCTGATGCTAGGTATTATAAGCGAAATGGGGAATATTACCCTTCAATAACTTACGTTTTAAGTTGTTACCCAAAAGGAAAACATTTTCAAGATTGGCTCAAAAAAGTAGGATACTCAGCTGATTACATAGTTAAAAAAGCAGGTGAGGATGGGACTTTAGTTCATGAAATGATAGAAGATTATTTAAATGGGAAAGAATTAAATTTTATGGAAAATGGAATCCCAATGTACGATCCTAATATTTGGCAAGGATTCCTAAGATTTGTAGAATGGTGGGAAACCTATAAACCCACACTATTAGAAACCGAAGTTCATTTATTTTCAGACAAAATTAAAGTAGCAGGTACCTGTGATTTGGTTTGTGAGATTGATGGTGAAGTTTGGGTTATAGATTTTAAATTTTCAAATAACCTACAAACGACTTATGAATTACAAACAGCAATTTATTCTGAATGTTATTCTGAATGTTTTGGTAAAATGCCTGATAGACAAGGTATTTTATGGTTAAAATCATCAAAGCGTGGTCCTAAAGAAGGTAAAATACAAGGTAAAGGATGGGAACTTTTTGAATCAAAACGCACACATGAAGAAAATTTAGACATATTTAAAACTGTTAAAAAATTATTTGATTTAGAAAACCCAAAACATAAACCAACCTTTACTGAATTTAAAACTAAAGTTAAGAGAGAAATATAGTATTTATAACTATGATAAAATTAAGAGATTTGCTTTTAGAAGTACAAGGTAAACCCAAAGCCCTTATCTTAGCTGGAGCTCCTGGAGCGGGTAAAGGGTATATTTTAAGGGGTTTAGATTTAGGAGGATTAAAAACCTTTAATATAGATGATACCTTCATAGATTTATTAAGACAATCAAATGTATCATTAGATTTAAAATCCCATGGACCTGAAGAAAGAAGTGCTGCTGCTAAAGCAATGGCTGTTGCTTCTCGAAAACATAAAAAAGAATTAATCCCAAATGCAATAGCAAATCAAGAACCATTTATTTTAGATGGAACAGCAGCTTCACAAAAAAACACTTTAAAATTAAAGGGCGAATTAGAAGCAGCAGGTTATGATGTTTTTATGTTGTATGTTTATACTGATTTAGAAAGATCTTTAAAACAAAATCAGAATAGATTTGAAAAATCAGGTGGTAAAGATAGGAGTTTACAACCCGCAATTGTAATGTCTACATGGAATTCAGTTACTAAAAATTTCGAACCTTATCAACAAGCATTTGGTAAAAATTTCGTCTCAGTAGCCAATACAGGAGAGGCAATGACTGACTTAGAACAAATAATAACAAAGTATTTAGACCCATTTAAACCACAAAATACTAAACCTAAAACAGAAAAAGAAAAAATACGTTCAAGAGCTAAAAAAGAAGAAACAAACAAACAAATACAAGATTTATTAAATTCAAACCACTTACAGAATATAATCAAGTCATCAGTATCAAAAGACGAAGCTCAAACACAAATATCTAACTTTTTAAAATGAACGGACTAAGTGAATTTTTAATAGACAGTATGGTTAAAGAACAAACCACTGCTTTATTTGGTGGGGGTTTTAAACCACCTACTAAGGGGCATTTAGAAGTTGTCTTACAAGGTTTAAGTGAAAATCCTAAAGTAAATAAGCTTATTATAGCTGTAGGTAAAAAAAATAGAGGGGGAGTAACCCAAGACCAATCAGTTCAAATATGGGAAGTTTATAAAAGACTTATACCTGTTGAAACTGAAATCATTCCTGTAATATCACCATTTAATTTTTATAAAAAATTCCTAAAAGAAAATAAAGAAGATAATGTTTATGTTTTTATAGGTGCAAGAAAAAATAATAAAAAAGATATTATTGATATAAAGGAAAGATCCAAATTTGTAAAAAGATATAGTGATAATGTAATCCCAAAAGGAGTATTAACTGAAAACATTGATAGTGGTACTAATTCAAGAAAACTATTTAAAGAAAATTTAGAAAAATTTTATGATACTTTACCAATAGATTTAACTGAAGATGAAAAATTCCAAGTCCATCTTATTTTAGAAGGTGAGAAATTACAAAAGTATGTAGATAAAGTTAAAGGGGGTTTTAAAAAATTTATCCAATCTTTAAAACAAGAAAAACAAGAAACTAAAGATGCCTTTAAATTATTAGTCCAATCTGTAAAAGGTAAAAAACAATTATCTAAAGAAGAAAAAAAAGAAATAGGTAATCAAATGAAAGATGTTCTTAAAGTAGCAGGGTTTACAGCTGCTTCTGTATTACCTGGAGGGGTTATATACTTAATGTTATCAAGAATACCTGCCTTAAAAAAATCATTAACACCTTCTGCTTTTATAAATGAAGCTTCTGAAGATAAAATTTTATATGCTTTTGATTTAGATGACACTTTAATCACTTCAAAATCAAATGTTATAGTTACTAACCCTGAACAAGGAACATTTAAATTAACACCTGCTGAATATGCCTTATATGAACCAGGACCAAATGATGAATTAGATTTTTCAGAATTTAAATATTTAAAAAGTCCAAAAGTAATTAAAGACAATTTTGAATTATTTTCCAAAATATTAGAAAAATCATCCCAATTATCAGGTGCCAAAACAATTATATTAACCGCTAGACAACCTGAAGTAGCTACTGATGTAGAGGCATTTCTAGAAAAAAAGAATTTACCTCAAATAACTTTACATGCTGTAGGTAGTTCTGACCCAAATGAAAAATTAGAAGTAATAAAAGATTACATTAATCAAGGATTTAATAAAATTAGATTTTATGATGATTCTCCTAAAAATGTAGAATCTATAAGATCTATAGATATACCTGGAGTGGATGTTATTTCTAAATTAGTTAAACATGGTCCATTAGGTGAAGTTTTATTAAGAGAAGCAATGGTAAATGAAGAAAAATTAGATCTTAATTTACCTGAAGATATTCTTCATCTTTATAGAGCATTTATAAAAAATGGGAAAAAATTATATGTTGTTGGAGGTGCAGTAAGAGATGCTCTTTTAGGTAAGGACCCTAAAGATTATGACTTAGCTACAGATGCAACTCCAGATGAAGTACTAGCAATAGCTGAAAAAGAAGGATTAAAAACTTTAGAAATAGGAAAACAATTTGGTGTTGTAATGGTAAATGGTCATGAAATAGCTACTTTTAGAAAAGATATAGGCAAAGGTAGAAGACCAGATTCAGTAGAATACACTGATATTGAAGGTGATGTTAATAGAAGAGATTTAACTATTAATGCCTTATTTTATGATATAGATAAGGGTGAAGTAGTTGATTTAGTAGGTGGGGTTCAAGATTTAAAAGATAGAAAAATTAGAACTGTAGGTAAAGCTTCTGAGCGATTTGAAGAAGATGCCTTACGTAAATTAAGAGCATTAAGATTTCATGGTCAAACAGGAGGAGAATTAGGTAAAGAAACATTACAAGCTTTAAAAGATAACCCATCACTTGAAGGTGTAAGTGGAGAAAGAATTAGAGATGAATTCCTTAAAGGACTCAAAAAAGCTATATCAACTAAAAAATATTTAGAAACAGCAGATGGATTGGGTTATTTAAATCAAATCCTTCCTAATTTAACAATTACAACACCTTACATAGATGAGGAAGATTATATTGTTTTACTTGCTTACCTTTTAAAACAAAATTCACCATCTCAAATTGTTAAACAATTAAATCAATTAAAATACTCTGGGGAAGAAGCTAAACAAATCAGTTTCTTAGCTTCATTAGCTAATTTTACCCCAAATCAAATACAATCATATAAAAAATTCCAAAAAATATCAGGTGTAACTGATGAACAAATAAATAAAATAGGAAATTTAGTAGGTAAAGATTTTACTAAATTTTTAAATTTTGAATTAAGTGTAAGGGGCAATGAGGCACCCTCAGGTTTAAAAGGACCAGAAATAGGAGATTGGGTAAATAAACAAGAAATTTCAAATTATCAATCATTAAATGAGGATAATGACCCATTCGGTTTGGTGCGATTAGTAAATGAAGTAATAGGAGAGGATGAGTTTGATTATACCCCACATATAGATTCTTTAAATGGTTATATGGAAGATAAGGGAATGAATGTAACTCCTCTACCTAGTTTAGTATTTATACATGACGATGTAGATAACGCGCAAGATGTTATGGGCAAAACAGCGTTTTACAACCCAAATAAACGCGAAATAGTTTTATACACGTTATACCGCCACCCCAAAGATGTTCTGCGTTCATATGCGCATGAGATGATTCACCATATCCAAAACTTAGAAGATAGATTAGGTAACATAACTACAACAGATACAAGAGAAGATGACCATTTAACAGATATAGAAAGGGAAGCCTATACAGATGGAAATCTTGCATTTAGAAAATGGACAGAAACATTAACTGAGAGTCAAAAGTCTACTCTATCTCTTAAAGATAGTTTTGAACCACAAAAAGAAAATTATAAATTTGATTGCAACTGTGGTTGATTTAACAGAGATATATCAAGAAATTTTAGAAGAAGTTCCAACCCAATATAAGTTATATTGTGACATGGATGGTGTGTTGTGTGATTTTGATGAAAGATTTAAAAAATATTCTAATGGAATGCCACCTAGAGAATATGAACGAAAATATGGAAAAGAAAAATTTTGGGACTTAATAGATGTCCAAACAGGTTTAAAATTTTGGGTTGGTATGCCTTGGATGCCTGATGGAAAAGAGTTATGGGATTATATTAAACCTTATAATCCTACTTTACTTTCAGCTCCATCATATAATAACAACTCTCGTTTAGGAAAACGACTATGGGTTAGAAATAACATACCAGGAACAAAGTTGATTTTGGCTAGTAGAGCTAATAAAGTAAACTATTCAAATGAAAACTCAATACTTATTGATGATATGCCCCGAACCATTGAAGAATGGGAGAGTGGGGGAGGTATAGGAATCCTGCATACCTCGGCTGCTTCTACTATAGAGCAACTAAAACAGCTGGGATTATAATATTAATTAAAATCTAAATTATGGAAAATTTAAAGATGATTATTAATTCCTCATGGTTCAGAGCTGCATTAGCAGGTGGTTGTGCTGTCGCACTATTTACGACAGGCAACATCCTTTATGCAGGTATAGCTATAGGAATTGGTGTAAGAGAGTTATTACTGGCTTTTAAAAGTTAAAATAAGTTTATATAAGAAGTTATATTAACTTAATTATTAACAAGAAAAAACAGAAATCATGAAAGAAGTAATGGACAAAATTACATCAACGTTAGGTTGGTTAACAACAATTATGTTATCATTTGTATCCTTAAGCATATTAGCTGAGGTTATTTTTGGTCACGACATATTTGGAACAAACGTAGTAGCTAATATCATGGAGATTATTAAATCTCTAGGTGATGGTGGGTTTGTAGGGTTAATCGCCTTAATTATCTTGATTCAATTATTCCACAAAAAAGGATAATTTAATTTAAGTAACAATGGCAAAAGGTATTAATTTACTTAGTTACCGAAAAAAACAAAAGAGGAAAAGACCTGGAGTTCACGCTAAAACAAAAACTTCAAGGTCTAAATCCTCTTTGTTTTATAAAAAAAAATATAGAGGTCAAGGAAAATGAAGGATAACATATTAAAAAAAGAATTTAATAAAAAAGATGTTACGCGTCTGAGAAACCTAGTTAAAGGAAAAAGTTCTGAACGTACCGGACAGGGTATAGGTTACACTAAAAAGGAAGAATTTCATAAAGAAGGAGATATTTGGGAAGAAAATGGTAGAAAATGGACAATTAAGGATGGTATAAAAGAAAATATCACTAAGTTAGACAAATATAAAAAAGCTAATGTTCCCTTATTCTGCCCATCCTGTAATCAGGTAATGAATAAACAATTAGATTCTAACTACTATAGAGCTCATGGTCAATGTTTAAATTGTACTACCAAATTTGAAACAGAATTAAAATTAAATGGTACTTGGGAAGAACATAAAAATTCTACCCATAATAAAGAAATTGATAAATTAATAGAAGAATATAAAGCTTTCATGAAGGAAAAATTAAATGAAAGTAATGATGGGTTTATAACAGAGTCCGGTGAAGTTGAAAAATGGGTAGGTGGAATTAATAAGGACCGAGCTGAAGAAGCTTTAAAGGAAGGAATTGAATATTTAAAATCATTAAAAAAGCAATGAAATATGTTTTTTCTATTACTTTCCCATACCCTATTTATATTTATAAATAAGACATTATAATACAATAAAAAACAAATTAATATGGATGATGCATCTATAATCACTATTCTAACAGCATTAGTTGCTGCTTTAGGAATTAAAGAAATTTGGAACATTTGGAAGAAAAAAATCGACAATTCCCACAAAAAATCCATGCAAAAACAAAAATCTCTAGACACACTCTCAGCTCAAGTTATTGAAGAATTAAAAATCAAAATTGGCGAACTTGAAGAAAAAATAGATGATTTAATTGAGAAAAATAAACAATGTGCTATTAAGTTAGCCCGATTAGAAGAAAGATTAACATTGTCTGCAAAAAAAAACGCGGGGAGAAAAAAAACTAGAACAGAAAACGGAACTAAAAAAATTAAAAAATAATGGATAATTTTGATACACATAAGTGGTTTAAAAAACAGTATTTAGAAGAAGCTAATATTAATGAAGGTAAAGAACATTCTTCAACTGTTGAAGCTCATGAATTATTAGAAATGATTAAGGATGGATTAGATGACTTACAACCTGGTAATGATTTAATTATAAGAGTTAATATTAATGATGAAGGTGATGATGTTGCTGATTTGTACCTAAATCACTTATATGATGTAGAATTTGAAACTTTAGGAAATGATACCACCAACCCAGATGAAGACGTTAATTGGATGAGGGAAGGTAAAATGAAAAAAAAATAAATCCAAATATAAACAATAACAAACAACCACATATTTATCATATATAATAAACAATTAAAATGGAAAACAAAGAATTTAATTTAAGAAACTATCTTTATAAAAACCCTTTATTAGAAAAAGAAGATACTAAAAAAGGAAATGAAGAAGAACAAGAGCATGAAGAAGGAGCTATTAGAGATGATAGAGACCATATTGATGCTTTAGATGCTGATGCTGAAGCAGACGAAAAAAAGCTGAAAAAACTTAAAAAGGATAAAAAAGAAGATGTTAAAGAATCTGCTTTAAGAAAAGCAATCCAAAATGAAATCTTTTCCATTTTAAAAGAAGCTGAAGAAGAAGATGTTGACGTAGACAAAGAAGTTGATGTTGATGTTGAAGATACTGAAGAAGTAGATGTAGATGTGGATAGAGAAGTTGATATAGATGATGAATCTGCTGAGTCTGAAATTGAAGTTGATTCTGAACTAGCGGGTGAAGACGCTGATGTTGCTGCTGTTTTAGGTCTATTAACTAAAGCCCAAGAAGAAGCAGAAGCATTAGGTGATGAAAAATTACTTGATCAGATTGGGAATACAATTACTTACTACACTAGAGCTCATGTTGTTAAATCAACTGAAACTAGAGCAGTAGCAGAAAATAAAAGGTTTACAAGAAGAAGAAAATAATATCAAACAAAATACGTTATGAACACAAATGAAATTTATATGCAAATGGCCGAGTTATGGACTGAATTCTCAACTGAGCATTCAAAAACTAGTAAAGCAGCTCACGGTCGAGCAAGAAGTGCTGCTACTAAAATAAAAAAATTAATTGCTGAGTATAAAAGAACCTCAGTAGCTGAAGACAAAGCATAATGAAATGGGTAAATCTCTTCTTAAAAATCGCATTAAGAAAATCTTAAATGAAGCTCTTACCCCCGACCAAGTATCCCAAGTAGAAGACAAATACAACTCAATTTATTCAGGCATGTTGAAGGGCAATAAAAAAAAGCTTATGAAATATGTCGATCCAAAATTTAAAAGGCCAAACCCTGATGCAATGGCTATGGGTAGGGCTATTAATTTAGTTAAAAAGGATAGTGATAAAGAAGAAGTTAATGAAGCTAAGTATCCTGAATACACAGTAACAAAAGATGATTGGAAAAAATCAAAATATCCATTTGAAAAACTAAAAAATAGTGAATTCAAAATTAAAATAGCAGGAGAAGGTGATGATAGAAAATATTTGTTTTTTTGGAAGGAAGATGGTGAAGGTGATTGGGAAGCAGGAAACATGAAAAGACAATTAAGAAGTGCTTTAACTGCCATAGCTAAAAGAAAACTACCTATTAAAGAAGATGAAATGATAAATGAATATTCCTTTGAATGGAACAAAGCTAGAGCGGGTAGAATTATGAAGGATTTATTTGGACCTGATTTTGAATTTGATTACACATATAAACTTGAAGGTGATAGGATTATAATTCATCCTGAAGGATATAATGATGATGGTACTTTATTTGATATGAAAGATGTTCATAAAGAAAAAATTATAAGAACATTTCGAGATAAAATGCCAAGTGCTAATGCAAAACCTAACATGGGTGGAGGGATAACAGTACATTTAAAAGAATCAGTAAATGAAAATGAAATGAGTACAAAAATACCTTTTGTAATAGACCTGGGAGAGGATATATCTAGAGCTAATTATAAAAAAGTAATGTTGAAATTAGATTCAATGGGTTACAAAGGATGGTATCAATTAGCTATGAATGTGAGAGATAAATTATTAGTTAATAGGCTTGGTAGAAAACCAATAATACACTTTTACCCTGGATTTAGATATCTAATATTAGGCCCAATAGGAGAAATCCCAGAAAAAGAGATAAATCATAACAATGAACTTATAGAAAAATATTCATCATTAGAAGTAGTTCCTTTTGAAGATTTTCTTAATGAATCAGTTAATGAAAATGAAGCTCCTGTAAAAGTAGGAGATAAATTAAAAATGGCTTACCAAGGAAGTACTGTACGTGATAAAACAGGTGTAGTAACCTCAGTATCAGATGATATGGCTCAAGTTGATTTTGGTGGGGGAGATGTTTATGGTATTTTATTTAGTAGAATTAAAGGAAATGAAATTATGAAAGAAGATTTAATTAAAGAAGCATCATGGGATGAAATAGCAATGGAGAAATATGGTGTAAAATATGATAAATTAAATCATCTAGAACAGGAATGGGTTCGTGATAAAATGGATAAGGATAGAGGAGTAATGGAAGAAGTCACTTCAGTTAATGAACGACTTTCCTCAATGGTAAGAGAAGTTTATTCTGAAAAGCAAAGAAAATGGGCATGTGCTCAAGACGATCCCAAATTTGATGAAATGTGTAAAGACACAGCAATATCAAAAAAGAAATTAGAAGAATACTTTATGTTAATGAACCCCTCTAAGAAAAGAGGAGGAGGAAAAAATTACCCATCAGAATATTTAGGTGTACTTGCTCATTATCAACATAGTGTATTAAAAATTCCAAGACATAAAAGAGCAAAAGCTACAGTAGGAGCAGATATGCATGATCGTTATGGTCAAGAAGTTTGGGATATTATAAGTAATAATTATCCTACATTAGGTTTAGACCCAACCCCACCTTCTAATTGGAAAGATACAGCTAGATTATTAGCTGGTAAATTTAAAGAAGCAGATTTAAGTTATTATAGAGATCTTAAAAAACCTTTTTTAAATGAAGGAAAAACATCAACTGTTAGCAAATCGAGAGCCAAATCATCACTTAAACAAATGTTAAAAGGTAAACGTGATGATGGAATGGGTAAACCTACATTAAAAGCTGTACTGGCAATTGATAAGGATGGTAAAGAAACTGAAGTAAAAAAATTAGAAGACTTTGATAAGTTTGAAAAAGGAACTAAATTCGCATTAAAAGAAACAACTATGAATAACGATAGACTAACTGAATTAATAAAAGCAGCCTTAAAAGGACCAGTTAAAGAAGATAAATCCAAATTAGAAGAGATAGGTAAAGTGAAATGGCAAGGTGAATTATTAGATAAACTTAAAATTTATTTTAAAATAGCTTATGAAACAGGGTTAGAATCATTAGGGTCATATGATGATTTTGAGGAAGAATTTTGGAATAGAAATAAGGATGACATGCTTTATAAATTACACAATTTAAATGAATCCTACATGATGGATACTGATAGTAATGCAAACACTGCAGTATTACAAGTTTTAAGTATTTTAAAACATGCAGATATAGATGGTGAAACTATGCAATATATTTTAGAAGAATTAGGGATGGATGAACAAATGTGGAAACAATTAAATGTTAAATACGGAACACCGTGACAATAGAAGAATTAAAAGAACGAATTAAAGGATTAGCTCTTGAAGTAATAAGCGACAGAAAAAAAGCTGAAATAGCTGCTGTTGAGTATGATGAATTGACTAAATTTCCTGAGTTAAAAAAGGTTATAGTAACCCTTTTAACAGCGGATTTTAATTCATTTGTAGCCTCTATTGATTGGGTTGCTCCTCGTCCTACTACATTTAGAATTAACTTAAAAAACGATGAAGAATTCTATTTAATATGGATGAATAGAAGTTGGATAGCTCAAGTAGAAGGAAAAAAATATTATTTACTTAACTTACCTGAAGAAGAACGTGCTGTTGAAGCAATTGCTCGTATATTAAGATATGGCCCTGTAGCAGGAGAAGAGGAAGCAGAAGAAGGATTTGATGTGGGTGGTGAAGCCGGTGGTGAAGAAGCAGGTGGTGGTGAAGAAATAGATGTAGATATAGAAGACACAACAGATATAGAAGTATAAAATGAAATGGATGTTTTAGATAAGTTTTTTATAAAATACTCATATAAATTTCCCAAAGGATATCCTGACTTAAAAGACAAGCGGGATATTTTGTTGTTGGAGAGTATATTGGAAGAGCTTGATGTTAATATTAAATTAAATGAAGCAAACCTTTCGGGTAGGACAACAAATTATAGCCAACCCACAGGAGCTTTTTACAAGTATGTTGAGCTAAATGATAGTTCTGATATTATGGATTTTGAAACAGAAAGGGATGCTCCTATTTTTGATACTGAATCTTTTAAAATAGTAGACAATTTAAGTAAAGGAGAAAAATTTAAAATCTTAGATAATAAAGAATCAGATTTAACAAAAAAAGGCCCTTCATATTATACACGTATAGAGTATAAAGGTAAAGAATACTTAATTAAATTAACAGACATATTAAAACCCACAGGAAAACAAGTTGATTTTATAGATGTTAACTTAGACATTAAAACTAAAGAAAACGTTTTTAATAATTTTAAGGCGGGTCATGGGCAAGAAAAAGACATAGTAAAACTTTTATTTGATACATCCGGAGAAAATTATGAATTTACTTATGAAGGTAAACAATATGAAATAGAAAGATTAGGAGCACCAACATTTTCAGGTAAAGGTAACCCTAAAACCGATGTATTTATTAAATTAGATAAACCTATTAGCCCATATGGAGATGATTTAAAGGTTAGTTTAAAGGCTGCTAATGCTACTTTTGTAGAAAATTGGATGTTACCTTCAAGATTTGAACAAATATTAGGGTTAGAAGATGGAAGAGAAATAATTTTAGATTTTCATAAAAAATTACAAGAGGGTAAAATAGGAACTCGAAGTCCATATATGTACTGGTTTATAAAAACAAAACCCTATAATTCAGATTATGAGTTAAATAGAGAACAAGAATTTGAAGCATACTCTGGAGCAAATAAATTTGGACCTGATTCTGAAGCTACAGCTAATGTCTATTTTAAAGGTAAAGTACCTAACACCATTGAAAACTTTATAAAAGATTTAAGACCCATTAGTGAATTAGATGCGGATATAGGTTTACACCTTAGAGGGTATGCTAAAGGGGGAAATGCTGCTTGTTATTTAATGGATGATAATAAAGAATGGTTAATTAATCCTACTTGGAAAGATAAATTTAACATTTAATATTTATAACCATGAAAGAATCACTTACATCATATACACGTTTAAGAGAACTAATAAAAGAGTCATTATTGGTACAACCTAAAAAAGGATGTGGGTGTGGATGTACTAAATGTAAGGAAAAAGCTAATAAAAAATAATGGATAATTTCGATTTAAGAAAATATCTAGCTGAAAATGCTCTTTTAAGTGAAGAAGACATCGATGATGAATTTATTGATTTAGCTAATGATTTAGCTGATGAAATAGAGGATGAATTAGAAGACCAAAAAATAAATGAAGCTGTTGGAGTTGTTGGAATAATAGGTTTAATTTTATTATCTAATACTGTTGCTTTAATGCTTTCTAGATTTGCTAAAAAACAATTTACTAAAAGAGATTGGGGAAAAGGAGAAAAAGCAGCCAAAGCTATTGAAGATTTTGCCCACAAAAATGAAAAAGCATTTAAAGCCCCAATTAAAAGAGTTGTAGGTATCTTTACCAAAAATGAAAAATGGAAAAACACAATCTCAGAAATCTTATATGCTTTAATCATATTAATGATGGCAGGTCAAGCAGGAGGAGAAGCAGTTAATTATTTGAAAAGAGCAGGATGGTTAAAAGGAGGATTATACTCATTAAAATCATTTGTTAAGGGAAAAGAAGTGCATGATATAATAAAAACTGTAGTAACAGATATATAATAATATTTTTTAACGTATTTATAATAAATAAAATGAAATGAAAAGATCAGAATTTAGAAATCTCATTAAAAGAGAGCTTATTAAAGAAGCTAAAGGAACTTCATATGAGTCAAAATTAGCTGAAATTGAAAAACAAGGACAAATTACTACCTTAGAAGCTAAAATCGATGCTTTAGCAGAAATGATTGAAGCCAAAAACAGTAGATTAAGTTTAGTTAGTGAAGATGAAAATCTTTCTGAACTCATTGATAAGAAAAAAATCAAAGAGATGCAAAAAGAAATCAAGCTTTTAGAAAAAACTAAATTGAAACTTGAAAAACTCTATGAAAAAAAGAGTGGTGGTAAGAAAAAAGATGTAGTAACAGATGATCCATCAGATGAAGATATGGATCACCAAGATGCACTTGATAAAGCCTCAGAAGAAGGATCTACAGAATTTATAGACGAAGGTACTGATTCAACTTATGAAGAAGATGGTAATGACTCCGTAAATGAAGATTTTGATGATGTTGTTGATGATATCATGGATCAAGGAAAATCAAGAGAAGATGCTGAAAACATAGCAGGAGCAATAAATCGTGATCATGTAGGTAATTACAGACAAGAAGAATCAATATCAGAATTTAATTTAAGAGAATATTTAGCAGATAATAATCTAACAAAATAAAAACATACAGACTGATTCATAGCCAGTCGATTTAAAAAATATTTAGGAGCTGTGGCCCATCCTTTGGATGGGTCACTTTTTTTTCGTATATTAACACCAAAACTAAATTAGTAAATGGATAAAATAGTAATTGTAGGAGCAGGAGTAGCAGGAATAAACGCAGCTACAAAATTAGTAGACAACAATTTTAAAGGCCAAATCACAATTATTGATATGGGTAAAGACCCATACAATAGAAAACCTGAAGAAGTAATGACAGGTTTTTTAGGAGCAGGAGGATGGTCAGATGGTAAATTAACTTATCATACTGAAGTAGGTGGTCAATTATCAAAATATTGTGGTGAAGATAAAGCTATGGAATTATTTGATCAAGTTATAGCTAACTTTAAACGATTCCACCCTAAACCAGAAGAAGTACAATGTTCTGATCCTCAAGCAGAACCTGATTTTATTAAACCATATTTTGGTTTAAAATTATTTCCTGTATGGCATGTTGGTACAGATTATTTACATGAAATAGGAAAAAATTGGTATGATTATTTAGTTGAAAAGGGTGTTAACTTTATATGGGAAACTAAAGTTACTGATATTGATTTTAAAAATCAAATAATATCAGCCACATCTCCAACTTCATGGGGTCTTGAGGGTAGTTATGATACACTTATATTTGGTGTAGGCAAATCAGGAATTGATTTTGGTAAAAAATTAGCAGAACAATATGAATTACCAACCGAACCCAAAGCAGTACAAATAGGAGTTAGATTTGAAGCACCACAACACCATTTCCAAAAATTAATTGATATTAGTTATGATTTTAAATTATATAGAAAATTTGAAGATAAAGGTGTTTCATTAAGATCATTTTGTACTAATAATAATGCAGCTTATGTAGCAGCTGAACATACCTATGGAGATTATAGTTACAATGGACACGCTAAAAAAGATGAAGCATATCGTAACGATATGACTAATTTTGGCATATTAATGGAAATTAGAGGTATAGATAAACCATTTGATTGGTCAAGAGAAGCAGTAAAAAAATTACAAAAGAATGGTAAAGGTACATTTTATTCACCTTATTTTAATAGGGTACCTTCTACAACATCTGAAGGAGATTATGTAAAAGTAGAAGTAGTAAATAGTATGTTATCATTATATGAGGCATTAGGTGATTATGCCTTTTATATAGAAGATTTTATTGAGGATATGAAAGAAGTATTTCCAACATTAGGTGATGATTGGGGGATTTATATGCCTGAAGTAAAATATTTATCACCTGAACCACTGGTTAATTATAAAAACTTATCTTTAACTAAATTCCCAAATGTTCACTTTGTAGGTGATGCTTTAAGTGCAAGGGGAATCACAGTATCAGGTGCACAAGGAATTTACGTAATAGAAAACATGATAGAAAATGATGCCTATATGAAATATAGAACATTTAATTTAAATAAAAAACAACAAATATGAGCAAGAAAGAGAAATTTTACGAATACAAAAAGATTAAAGTAAAAGGTGCTTTACATTACTTATTTAGAGAAGATGAAAGTAAAAATTGGCTCCATCATAATACTGAAGGACCCGCTATTGAACCCATTGATTCTAATGATAGAAGCATTTCTAAAAAGTACTATCTTTTTGGGTTTGAAAAAACAAGAGATGAGTTTAAAGAATATCAACAAAGCAAAGAAGGTTTACCTTGGTATAAAAATCCTTCAATGAAAGCAGTAGCAAGATTTTAAATTATGAAAATAGGTTTTTGTGGAACAATGAGTGTAGGTAAAACTACATTAGTAAATGAATTAAAAAAATTTCCTGAATTTAAAGATTATACTTTTAGAACAGAACGTTCTAAATATTTAAGAGATTTAGGTATTCCTTTAAATACTGATTCAACATTAAATGGACAAACAGTGTTTTTAGCTGAAAGAGCAGCTGAATTACTTCAAGAAAATATAATAACTGATAGAACTGTTATTGATGTTATGGCTTTCACTAGTTTAGCAGATTCAATTGACTATCCAGAATTAGATGATTTTGAAAACCTTGCTTCAAGGTTTATTGAAGATTATGATTATATATTTTATGTATCACCTGAAGGGGTTGACATTGAAGATAATGGAGTTAGAGAAACAGATGCTAAATATAGAGATTTAGTAGACTTTAGTATAAACAAATTTTTAGATAGATATAGTTGGAAAATAAAAAATCTAATTAAATTAAAAGGCACTACTGAAGAACGTATAGAATCATTTAAAGAGGCACTTCTCCCCCAGTATTTATAATAAAAATATTTGATAATGAAAAAATCACAACTTAAAGAAGCTATCAAAAACGAAATTAGATCTGTACTATCAGAAAATGATTATGATAAAGGTATGGAATTGTCTTATATTAAAGATCATGGGGAAAAAGATGGAATAGCTGCCATAGGTAGAAATATAAACATGTTTGGGCCTCCTAAACTTAAAAGTGTAGCAGAAATTCAAACTTATGTTGAAGCATTTGGAGATGGTGTTGAAGAAGAAGGTAGGAGAATTTCTCATAAAATGGGAATAGCTATGAGAGGTGGAGGAGATGAAGAAGCACTTTCAGGACTAATTGGATTAAAGGAAATCCTTAATCCTGAAGTTCACAAAATGGTTAACAACCTTATTAGAAAAATAGCTAAAATGTATGGATATGAAGAAAGAAACGCAGTATATGCTATTAAGCAAGCCATAAGTGATTGGGAAGATGAACCAGGTCAAGTAGCATTACCCCCATTAAGAGAAGGTACTTGGAGTTCTGGAACTTATAATGAAATTGGTAGATTTATAAATGATTTAAAAAGACTTAAAAATGATTATTATAACATAGTAGGTAGTGATGATGTTTTTAATGGTTTAGACCAAGCTGAAAGTGCTGCCGAAGAAATGATGGTGAATGCTCCTGAAAACAGATCAGATATTACTGAAGATGAAGAACCAACATCTGCAGAAGTAAAAAAAGAAAAAAGCATAGCTGCTGAAAAAGAAGCTGCTCTTAAAGCGCAAAAAGCTTTAAAAGATCTTAAATCTAAAATGAAGAAAAAAGCTAAAGAATACAAAGAAGCTGAAGGTGATGCTAAAGAAAAAATAAAAGCTGAATTAAAGAAAATGACAGCTGAAAAGAAAAAACTTGAAAAAGATACTTAATAATATACAATTAGTTTTTATAGTAATACTGGCAATTGCCTTGGTTTTAAGTTTATTATTTAGACCTTCAATACCCATTGATACTTATGAGGAAGAAATTAAAGCTCTAAAAACTCAAAATAAACAGTTATTATTATCAAATGATAGTATAAATAATATTAATAATAAGTTACAAAAAGAAATTAACACTATACTCTATGCTATTGATAGCACAAAAGTTATCCTAAAAGAAACCGAAAATAAATTAGCAGAGTTAGAGAAAAAAAGAAATGAAATACCTGGTATCATTAACGATATGGATAGTGATGATATTACCAATAACATCTCAGACTATCTCAAGAGGAGAAGTAAAGGAGATAATTAATAGTGATGGTGATACTTTAATCCTAATGAATTTAGAAGATGCTAGAATTGTATTAAGCGATCTTTTGGAATATGAGATTGTTGATAGTCTTCTTACAGTTTATAAAGAAAAAGATTCATTAAACACAAATACTATAACTTTACAAAAAGATGTTATAGTTAAACTTACCCAAAAATCTCAAAACCAACAATCAATAATAGATAATTTTGAACAAATTTTATCTAATAAGGATATTGAACTTGATATAAAAAATCAAGTTATTGAAAAACAACAAAAAGAAATTCGAAAACAAAAAAGATTAAAAGTTATTGGTTTTATTGGTTCCATTGTATTACCTATAATAACATTAATTGCCTTAATTTAGATGAGTGACATAAAAAAAGTAATAAGACAAGAATATCTTAAATGTGCTTCTGACCCAGTCCATTTTATGAGAAAGTACTGTTTTATCCAACACCCACAAAGAGGCAGAATTCAATTTAATTTATTCCCATTTCAAGAAAAAGTATTAACTTTATTTCAAGATAATCCTTACTCATTAATCCTAAAATCAAGACAGTTGGGAATGTCTACCTTATCTGCTGGATACTCTTTATGGTTAATGTTATTTCATAAGGATAAAAATATACTTTGTATAGCAACAAAACAGGAAACAGCAAAAAATATGGTTACAAAGGTAAAATTCATGTATGAAAATTTACCTTCTTGGCTTAAAATTAATGCTGATGAAAATAATAAACTAAACCTAAGATTAAGAAATGGATCCCAAATTAAAGCAACCTCAGCAGCTTCAGATGCAGGTAGATCAGAAGCAGTATCTTTACTAATAATAGATGAGGCAGCTTTCATTGAAAATATAGGTGAAATATGGGCTTCAGCTCAGCAAACACTAGCTACTGGGGGTGGTTGTATTGCATTATCTACTCCTTATGGTACAGGAAATTGGTTTCATCAAACTTGGGTTAGAGCAGAAAATAAAGAAAATGATTTTCTACCTATTAAATTACCTTGGTTTGTGCATCCAGAAAGAGACCAAGCATGGAGAGATAGACAAGATGAATTACTAGGTGATCCTAGAATGGCAGCCCAAGAATGTGATTGTGATTTCTCAACTTCTGGTGATGTAGTGTTTTATCCTGAGTATATGGAGTATTATGAAAAAACATTTATTAAAGAGCCTTTGGAGAGGCGAGGGGCAGATCGTAATTTGTGGATATGGGAACCATGTGATTATTCAAGAAATTATATGGTTGTAGCTGATGTAGCTAGAGGAGATGGAAAAGACCACTCGGCATTTCATATTATTGATATAGAAAATAATGTGCAAGTTGGGGAATATAAAGGACAATTAGGAACAAAAGAATATGGGCATTTATTAGTAGGCATAGCAACTGAATATAACGAAGCTTTATTAGTAATAGAAAACAATAGTATAGGATGGTCAACAATACAAACAGTAATAGATAGAGGATATCAAAATCTTTATTATTCACCTAAAAGTGGAGAAGTAAGGGCTGATTCATACTTTGACCAATATATGGATACATCTAAAATGGTAGCAGGATTTACAATGTCATCAAGAGTTAGACCTATGGTAGTAGGTAAATTTCAGGAATATATTGGAGATAAAGGTGTTACATTTTATTCTAAAAGATTACTAGAAGAAATGAGAACATTTATTTGGAGGAATGGAAGACCAGAAGCCCAATCGGGGTATAATGATGATTTAGTAATGTCTTTTGGTGTTGCTATGTATATGAGAGATACAGCATTTAGGTTTAAACAACATGGAGTTGATTTGACTAAAAGTATGTTAAATGGAATTTCAACAAATAAAACAACATATACTGGAGTTTATACTCCCCCAGGACAGCAAAAAGAAAACCCATGGAAAATAGATAATCCTTATTCTGGTGGGGAGGAAGACATTAGGTGGCTTCTATAATATTTATAACAATATATAACAATGGCAGATAAAAGACTATTTTCAAGATTAAGAAGACTATTTTCAACTGATGTAGTTATTCGTAACCAAGGTGGAAACCAATTAAAGGTTATGGATGTAAATAAAATCCAACAATCAGGTGAATATGAAACCAATTCATTAGTAGATAGGTTTAATAGAGTTTACACTAACTCCCCAACTTCTTTATATGGGTATCAAAGTAATTTTAATTACCAAACCTTAAGACCTCAATTATATTCAGAATATGATTCAATGGATACAGATGCAATTATAGCTTCTGCTTTAGATATTATAGCTGATGAAAGTACTTTAAAGAATGATATGGGGGAAGTACTTCAAATAAGAAGCTCTGATGAAAATATACAAAAAATATTATATAACCTGTTTTATGATGTCTTAAATATTGAATTCAATCTTTGGCCTTGGATTCGTAATATGTGTAAATATGGAGATTTCTTTTTAAAATTAGAAATTGCTGAAAAGTTTGGGGTCTATAATGTTATACCATACAATGCTTTTCACATCGAAAGGTTAGAAGGACAAGATCCTGAAAACCCAAATGATATCCAATATGGGTTTGACCCTGAAGGAGTATCCACAGGTGGTTATGGTTTTTATAATGTACCGGGGGCTAATGATGTAAATCAAAACACTGTTATATTTGATAATTATGAAATGGCCCATTTTAGATTACTTACAGACACTAACTTCTTACCTTATGGTAGATCTTATATAGAACCAGCACGTAAGTTGTTTAAACAATACACTCTAATGGAAGATGCTATGTTGATACATAGAATAGTTAGAGCGCCTGAAAAACGCATATTCTATATGAATGTAGGGAATATACCACCTGCTGAAGTAGAAAACTTTATGCAAAAGACTATTTCTAAAATGAAACGTACTCCATATGTTGACCAACAAACAGGAGAATATAATCTTAAATATAACATGCAAAACATGCTTGAAGATTATTACATTCCAGTTAGGGGTAATGATACAGCTACTAAAATAGATACTGCAGCAGGATTACAATATGATGGAATAGCTGATGTAGAATATTTAAGAGACAAATTATTTGCTGCTTTAAAAGTACCTAAAGCATTTATGGGTTATGATGAAAATACAGAGGGTAAAGCTACATTAGCAGCCCAAGATATTAGGTTTGCTCGTACAATAGAAAGAATTCAAAGAATAGTAGTTTCTGAGTTAACAAAAATAGCATTAGTTCATTTATATACTCAAGGTTATAAAGATGAAAATCTAACTAATTTTGAATTATCAATGACTACTCCTTCAATAATATATGATCAAGAAAGAGTAGCATTAATGACTGAAAAGATGACTTTATCCAATGAAATGAAAGATTCCAACCTATTCCCTACAGATTGGATTTATGAAAACATCTGGCATTTTAGTCAAGATCAATATGATGAGTATAGAGCTTTAATCCAACAAGACGCTAAACGTAAATTTAGATTAGCCCAAATAGAAGCTGAAGGTAATGACCCACAAGAAACAGGAAAATCATATGGTACACCTCATGATTTAGCTTCATTATATGGGATAGGAAGAACACAATCTGATCCATCTAATGTTCCTGATGGTTATGATGAGAAAGTTCCTTTAGGTAGAAAAAAAGAATCAAATACTGATAGAGGGAAACAAGAAAATGCTTTTGGTAAAGATCCATTAGGGAAAAACGGCATGAAAAAAGATTATAACGATAGCAAGGGATTAAAAACAAACTTTAAAGGTGGTTCTCCTTTAGCTTTAGAGACAAAAAATATGTTAAAAAAAGTTCCTAGACCTCCTAAAACAGGAAAACAACTAGTTTTTGAGAAAGAAAATAAGGGAGATAGCTTATTAGACGAATCTCAATTGCACGATTAATAGATTTTTATATATTTATAAATAAACCAAAGCCTAAGGAATGAATATAAAACATTCAAAGTACAAGAATTCTGGTATACTTTTTGAATTACTAGTACGACAAATAACAGCTGATACCCTTGATGGAAAGGACTCTCCAGCTAGAAAAATATTAAAAGAGTATTTTGTAAAAACAGAATTAGGGAAAGAGTATAAGTTATATGAAACCTTATCAAAGAAAACAAATTTAACAGAAGCTAAAGCAAATACTGTTTTATCTACTTTGTTAGAATCCTCAAAACAATTAAATAGAAGTTCTTTAAGAAGACAGAAATATAATTTAATTAAAGAAATTAAAAATCATTATGATGTTAATAAATTCTTTAGACATAAACTTCCTAACTATAAGTCTCAAGCAGCTTTATATACTCTAATTGAAATAAAAGCTAATCCTAACCTTAATAATATTAAACATGAAATTAGCAATAAAATTACAATTTTAGAACATCTAGCATCACCTGAAGTTAAGGAAGAAGTTAAACAAACAGTTTTAGAAGAATTTAAAAATTACGATAAGGATTTAAAAACACTAACTTATAAAGTTTTATTAGAGAAATTTAATGGTAAGTATGATAATTTAATCCCTGAACAAAAAGTAATATTAAAGGAATTAATTACTTCTATTGACAATACCCCAAGATTAAAAGAATTTTACAATTGTAAAGTAAATGAAATAAAAACTACCCTAACAGAACTTAATTCCAAAGTTAAAGATAAAACAGTTCAAATTAAAATAAATGAAGTAGTTAAAATTCTTCCCACGATAGATAAAACATCAAAAGTTAAAGATGATGACTTAATAAATTTGTTGCAATATTATGATTTAATTGAAGAATTAGAAACTACTCATGTATAGATTTAAGTTAAAAGAAAATAACAAATTCAAAGTTGGTGATGTAAAAATCAAAGGGGGTAAAAAATCCACAGTAACTGATATTAATCCTGTAACAGGTACTGTTACTTGGGATTTAGAAGATGTAGGTGCATTTGATACTGTTTATAAAACTTTTGATAAACTAAACCAATTAGTAAAAAAATTAGAAAGTGAAGGTGAAGCTGAAGCAGATCCAACAATTGATTCCATTGCAGATCAAGTAAAGAATCTATTTAACAAATACCGAACTCATATTAGAAAAAATTACCCTGAAGCTTATGAAAGAGTTTTAATGGTAAAAGAAGATCTTTCAATAAAAGGTAAAAAGGTAAAAAGAATTAATAAAAACAATAGTAATAATCCTGAAGATTACACAGTTGAATACGAAGATGGAACATCAGAACCCTATGTAGATACATTAGAAGAATCACTTGATGAAGGTACATTCCATGGTCCTAGAGAAATTGCAATTTATGATGGCCCAGATGGAGAAACATATATTGAAAAAAGAGGTCTTGGTTATTATGGATATAATAATAGTTTTGATTTTGAAGCTGAAGACAAAGCAGAATTAAAACATAAATTAAATTCATGGGGGTATAGATTAGTAGCAGGTTCTATTGATGAATCAATTGATGAAGGTGAAGGTGATGAAATGGCTAAAACATATATTAAGTATGCGGAAGATGGTGATTTAAGTGGTGTTGAGTTTTCTGTATCCGACAATGCGATAACGATATATCAAGAAACTGAAGAGTGGGATGGGGATGATGAAGATGAAGAGCCTACCAAATATAAAGTTTGGAGAGAAAGCACCAATCCTTCTCTATGGAGTAAATTAAAGGAGATTGCACTACTACATAAGAATCCAGATTCTTTAGATGAAGAAGAAGGTATAGGATATATGACACCCAAAGCTTTTGATAAAAATAAAAAGTCTACAGGAGCTCCTAATATTTATTACTATAAATTAGGATATAAACCTGTACCTAAAAAAATTAAAGGATCAGGTTTAGAAGTAAAACAATTATTTGAAAAAGAGGAATTAACTGAATATAGTGATTTCCAACAAAAAAGAATTAGTGTATTTGATGAAGTAGAAGAGAAAATAAATACCCTATCCCCACTTTTATCAAATGCCAAAAGTAATACAGCTGAATATTACAATGAAAATCCTGGTTCATATGCTATAGTTTATTCAACAGATATGATAAATGAATTATTGGATGATATAACAGAATTATTAAAACAAGAAGAATGAAAAGGACATTAACCGAACAATATGGATTAATTAAAAAAGGAAAAGGTCATAAAGATGTTTTCCTTAAAGAAGCTAAAAAATTATACCCCAATTTAATTAGACAGGGAGCTGCCTTTAATGAGGCATCAACTATTCTTAAACAAAAGAATATCATCAATGAAAATTTTGTTGGTATGTCCCCAATTAATAATCCTTTTGGTAAAAAGAAAAAAGAAGGATACGAAACTGCTTTTGAAAACTTTATTAAAGAAGCAGCTGAAGCTAAAGCTGAAGAGAAAAAAGTATCAAAAGAAGTAGAAGAAGACCAATCTAAAGGATATGACACCGCAGATAAAAAAGATCCTAACAATATGATCTTTGGTCAAATTCAAATGGGTTATTATAATGAATTAAAAAATCCTAAAAACGCTGATAAAACAGAACAAGAAATTAAAGACATTGTATTCAAGAATTTAGCTAAAGATCCTATTTATTATACTACAAACGGTCAATTTGGAGAAGAAGATTTAGGTTATACTGATGAAGCACCTAGTTTAGGTGAACCTGAAGAACCAAAAGGTGAATATAAATCATCAGGTTATGGTAAACTTAAAGAACATTCAATTTCAATAGCAGGTGGTATTGTAACTGGTGGTGGGTTTGTAGGCACTAATTATATGGATTATTTTGGGTTAAATGAAGCAGAAGACGATAAAGAGGATACTGAAAAAATTAAAACCGATTTAGAAGACATTAAAAAATCATCTGAAGAAATAGCAGCAATAGAAATGTTTGAAGAAGATGGTGTTAATGAAGAATTAGTAGCAGATTCTACAGAAGATGCTATAATCGATGTAGTTGAAGAATTATATGATGATTTAGGTAATGTTGATGAAGTAATGGATCATATGAGAAAAGCTTTAGAAAGTGCTGAACAAAGTTTAAGATTAAAATACGGAGATTATTAAGATGAAACAAGTACTTATAGAAACCCAATTATTCAAACCAACCCCAATTAGTTTAACTGAGGGTAAAGTATCTGAAAGAGGTAACCCTATAGTTGAAGGTATTTTAGCTACAGCTGAAGTAAAAAATGGTAATGGTAGATATTATTCAAAAGATCTTTGGGAGCGAGAAATTGATAAGTACAAAGAAATAGTTGAAGACAACAGAGCAGTAGGTGAATTAGACCACCCTGAATCATCTGTTGTTAATTTAAAAAATGTATCACATAACATAAAAGATATGTGGTGGGATGGAGATAATGTAATGGGTAAAATTGAAATATTACCTACCCCATCTGGAAATATATTAAAAGCATTAATCGAAAATGGAATTACTTGTGGTGTATCTTCTCGTGGAATGGGTTCTTTAGAACAAAATGGTGAACTAATGGAAGTTCAAGATGATTTTGAATTATTATGTTGGGATTTTGTTTCAACCCCCTCCAATCCAGGCTCATACATGAAAACACTTAAAGAAGGAAAAGAAAATATTATTAACCCGTACAATAAAATTAACACAATAGTAACAGAAATATTATGTGCTAATGGTAATTGCCCATTATTTTAATAATTTTCTGCGACTTTTAAGAATTCCCATATACGTATAACTGTAAATATGCCATTACCCTCATTTATATGGCATTGAAGATAATAAAATTCTATTACGTTTCATAATAAACGTACTTTCCCAACAAATTAAAATTTAGGAAAAATGGCAAAACGAGATATCCTCAAAGAGGCTATTGCTGATGCTAAAGCCGTTAAAGAAGTTGCAATTGCAAACGCTAAGGCAGCACTTGAAGAAGCTTTTACTCCAAAACTTAAATCTATGCTTGCTGCAAAGATTCAAGAAATGGATGAAGTTGAAGACATGCGTCATAAAGATGACAAAGGTCCAGACAGAGGTGCTGAAAGAAAATCTTTAGATTCAGAACCAAGATACAACAAAAAGAAAGATCTTGATGAAGAAAAAGAAGATATGGATGAAGAAATCAATTTAGACGAAATCTTAGCAGAACTAGAAAAAGAAACACTTAACGAAGAAGAAGAAGTAGAAGCTGAAGAAGAAGTTGAAGTCGAAGACGAAACTGAAACTGAAGAAGAAACGGACACAGAAGAAGAAAGTGTTGATATCGAAGATATGACTGATGAAGACTTAAAAATATTCATTGAAGACGTTATTGGAGATATGGTTGCAGCAGGTGAATTAGAAGCCGGAGAAGGCTTTGAAGCCGAAGGTGAAGAAGTTGAAGTTGAAGATGATGAAGAATTAGATATTGAAATTGAAGATGATGAAACTGAAGAAGTTGAAATCGCTGAAACAAATGATAATTTTAAATCATTAAACGAAAAACTTAAGAACGAAAAACGGTCTAAAACCAGAGCGATAGCTGAAGTTAAACGATTAAGGAGGGGGTTAAAAGAAGCATATGCTACTATTAAAACCCAAGGATCTACCTTAAGTGAAGTAAAATTGTTAAATGCAAAGTTACTTTATACAAATAAGATCTTTAAAGCGAAAAGCTTAACAGAAAATGAAAAAATTAAAGTATTGAGTTCATTTGATAAAGCAACAACTGTTAAAGAATCAAAATTGATTTTCGAGACATTAAGTGAGGGACTTAAGTCTAAAAGAACACCAATTAGAGAATCTTTAGGTAGTGCTTCCAAAGCAACTGGAAACTTTAAGAAAACTAAAAACCCAATTATTAAAACTGATCCCATGGTGGCTAGGTTTCAAAAATTGGCAGGTTTAAAATAAATTAATAATTAAAAACTTAAATTAAAAAAAATGAGTCAATTAAATTCACTTTTAGAAAGCTCTGCAAAAGGTTGGAAAAACCTTCAGAGTGATGCCGCTAGATTAGCTGGCAAATGGGAGAGAACAGGACTATTAGAAGGTTTAGGTAGCGAAGTTCACAAGAACAATATGTCAATGATTCTTGAAAACCAAGCTAAGCAACTTGTAGTTGAAGCAAATGCCACTAATCAAGGTGGTGCTACGTTTACAGCAGGACAAGGTGCTCAGTGGGCTGGTGTAGCCCTTCCATTGGTAAGAAAAGTATTTGGACAAATTGCTTCTAAAGAATTTGTTTCAGTTCAACCAATGAACTTACCTTCTGGTCTAGTATTCTTCCTCGATTTCCAATATGGTTCGGATAAGGAACTTAACCAAGGACCTGCTGGAGATGTTTATTCAAGCCCTGCTTCTATGTATGGTAATACTGATCCAGGTGCAGGAGTTGATCCTTCAGATGGTTTATATGGTGCTGGAAGATTTGCTTACTCAGTAAATCAATTCTCAGCTTCTGCTACTACTACTGTAGCTACTGCTTCTTGGCAACAATTAGATTATAAAGCTGAATTATCAGCTTCTGTTGCTGCCGGAGATTATACATCTGTATCTATTCCTGCTTCTAGTTTAACTAGACCTGATACAAAAGGTGTTAGAGCATTTACTCTATCTTCAGGTTCAGCTACTAATCCAAATGCTGCTTCATTAGCAAACTTACTTCCTGAATACACTGAATATGATGGAACTGACATATATTTTATATTTTCAGGTTCAGTAGGTGGTGCTAATATACCAACAGCTGCTGGAGATGGTATTGTATTATACAACCAACAACCAACTGATAATCACAGAGGTGATTTTGAAGATGCTTCAGGTGCGGGTTACCCAAACAATGCAAGCAATACAACACTATCAATTCCACAAATTGATGTGAAAATGAAATCAGAAGCAATTGTTGCTAAAACTAGAAAGTTAAAAGCACAATGGACTCCTGAATTTGCTCAAGATTTGAATGCTTACCAAAGCTTAGATGCTGAGGCAGAGTTAACTTCAATCATGAGTGAATACATTTCATTAGAGATTGATCTTGAAATTATAGATATGCTTATTGCAGATGCATCAGCTGCTGATGAATACTGGAATGCGCAAAATAACCAATCATTAAATTCTGGTAAAACTGGATATGATGACTTGGCTTTCTTCAACACTCAAGGTCAGTGGTTCCAAACTTTAGGAACTAAAATGCAAAAGGTATCTAACAAAATTCACCAAAAGACCCTTAGAGGTGGTGCTAATTTTGCTATGATTTCTCCTTCAGTTGCTACTATCATAGAATCAATCCCAGGATTTGCTTCTAATGCTGATGGTGATGCATCTAAGAATAAATTTGCATTTGGTATCCAGAAAATGGGACAAATGAATAGTAGATATGATGTATATAAAAACCCTTATATGACTGAAAACGTTATATTAATGGGTTACAGAGGAAACCAGTTCCTAGAAACAGGTGCTGTATTTGCTCCATACATTCCACTTATAATGACTCCTCTAGTATACGATCCAGACACTTTCACACCAAGAAAAGGTCTATTAACTCGTTATGCTAAGAAGATGATCAGACCTGAATTCTACGGAAGAGTATTTGTTAGCAACTTAGCTACAGTATAAGATACACTTTTAGTATAATTAAAATTAAGACCTGGCTTTTTAGTCAGGTCTTTTTTTGTTTTAATTTAATTTTTTAGTATTTATAATAAAAACTATGGCTGATTTCACCCTTTTATTAAAAGAACGAGTAATGCTGGAAGGCACCGAAAGAGGAACAGATTACAATCTAACAATTAAAAATATTGAAAACATTGATAATAGAATTGTTACTGTACCTTCAGGCAGTGAAACTACTATTTTTAAATATAGTAATAACCCAGGAGCAGGTACTTTCTCTTCAGGAAGTTTTAAATATGGAAGAATATCTAATTATTCAACCACAGTACCTTTAAATTTAAAAGTATCATCTTCTTCTGAATTATTAAATTTTTCAATAGCTGCAGGAGGGACATTTATGCTTTCAACAAGTGAAATAACAGGTAGTTTAACAAATACTTTTACTTATGATGAAATAGCTTCAGTTTCAGTGGAACCCTCAGGCAGTAGTGCTAAAGTAGAATATTTTATAGCAACAACTTAATTAATATATTATGAATATACCTATTTGGACAGGAACATCAACCTTTGCCGTGGGTCAAACCCCATTTGGCTTTTATGATAATGATTTAGATTTTCAAACTGATGCTGATAAAGTAGCTGATTTTTGTGCTCGAAGATTAGGATATCCTTTGGCAGATGTAGAATTACAATCTGGTTCATTTTATACTGCTTTTGAAGAAGCAATTACTATATATGGGAATGAATTATATGCTTATAAAATAAGAGAAAATTATTTATCCTTAGAAGGAGCATCAAGTAACACCTCAGCAAATAATCAATTAATAACTCCAAATCTTGCTTCAATAGTAAGAATCTCAGAACAATATGGAGTAGAAGCAGGAGTAGGTGGTAATGTAACTTGGTATTCAGGTTCATTAGCTTTAACAGCAGGCCAACAAACTTATAATATGAATGCTTGGGCTGATGCTAATGCTAATTTAGCAGCTAATGATTCAATAGAAGTTAAAAGAATCTTTTATGAAGCACCCCCTGCAATCACAAGATATTTTGATCCTTATGCAGGAACAGGAACAGGAATGATAGATTTAATGGATTCATTTGGTTGGGGTTCTTATTCACCTGCAATCAATTTCTTGATGATGCCTATAAATTATGATCTTCAAGTAATGCAAGCTATTGAATTTAACGACCAAATTAGAAGGTCAAATTATTCATTTGAATTAGTAAATAACAATTTAAAAATATTCCCTATACCTAATTCTACAGGAAATTTACATTTTGAATACATCAAAAAATCAGAAAGGAATAATCCCTATTCTAATGGTTCTGATTTGATAACAAATGTAGCAGAAGTTCCCTTTGATAACCCCAATTATAATATTATAAATTCAATAGGAAGACAATGGATATTTGAAATGACATTAGCAATAGCAAAAGAAATGTTAGGGTATATTAGAGGTAAATATTCAACAATACCAATCCCAGATGCTGATGTAACATTAAATCAATCTGATTTATTATCATCGGCAACAGCTGATAGAGAAGCTTTAATAGAAAGATTAAGAGCGTATTTTGATGAAACCTCAAGAAGCAGTTTATTAGAAAGAAAAGCAAATGAAAACGACTTTTTACAAAAAGAATTAAATAAAGTTCCATACACAATTTACATAGGATAATATGGCGTTATATGGGGGTCAAAGAGATATAAGTTTATTTAGACACATCAACCGAGAGTTGATGGGGGATATTGTTTCCCAAGAATGTGTTTATTATAAATTAAAACTTGAACAAACCAAAGTAAACCTTTATGGTGAATCCGCGGGGGCTAAGTATTACTATGATGGAGTTATATTAACTTGTCTGGTTCAAAGATCACCCCAAGAATATCCTGATGATGAATTTGGGGTACAATTTAATCAAACAATTGATTTTAAATTTTTAAGGGATGATTTATTAATAAGTGAAGAAGATTTTAATAAAAACTTTGACCAAGGAGATTATTTTGGGGCTAATTTAGTTCCTCAAGTAGGGGATATTATAATGTATTATGAAGGATACTATGAAGTAGATGATGTAATAGGTAACCAATATTTTACAGGTAAAGATCCTGATTATGATTATTCCCCAAATCCTATCAACCCAGGGTTGGGTAATTTTGGTAGTGATTTATCTATAATATGTAAAACACACTATACTCCTGCTGATAAGGTACAAATAGAGAAAGGAAGAATAAATGGCTAAAAATTATAGAAAACCAAGACCAAAATCCCAAAAGGAAATTTCAAAGGCCCTACAAACTCCTTATGATGCAAAACAAGGAAATCCTAATGATGCTGAAGAAGGAGCCCAATTTTCACCAACAAATCAAGCTAATGTTGATTTTAACAGATCAACTAAAATGTCCTTTAAGGGGGATACTGTTAAACCCTTTACAGTAGGAATAAAAGACATTGATGAGTCTATAATGTATTATTTTGATAATGTTATTAGACCCTATGTAATACAAAATGGAGAAAGAATAGCTGTACCTGTAATTTATGGTTCTCCTGAAAGATGGAAATCAGTGCAAAAGGATGGTTATTATAGAGATAAAAAAGGGGCAATAATGAATCCTATTATAATGTTTAAAAGAGATTCATTAGAAAGAAATAGATCATTAGGTAAAAAATTAGATGCCAATAACCCTAATTTATACACGTCATGGCAAAAAGTTTATGATCCTAAAAATTTCTATAGCAATTTTAATTTATTAAATAATAGTATTCCAACAAAGCAGTTCATAGCTAATGTAGTTCCTGATTATGTTACTTTAACTTATAGTTGTATAGTGCAAACATATTATGTAGAACAATTAAATAAAATAGTAGAAGCAATAAATTATGCTGCTGATTCATATTGGGGTAATCCTGAAAGATTTAAATTTAAAGCTAATATAGATAGCTTTACAACAGTTACTGAATTGGTTCAAAGTAAGGATAGAAGTGTTAGAAGTAATTTTAATATAAAAATGCATGGGTATATTATTCCTGATATTGTTCAAAAAGATACAGCAGCTATAAAAAAATATAATGATAAATCAAAAATAATTTTCCAAATAGAAACAACTTCAGATGCTAATAGATATGAAGCAAATCCTGAAGTAACAGATGATGGTAGAAGCAGAGCAACTCAAGGAGGGGGAAGTGTTACTTTATCAACCCCACCTGCATCCTTTCCTTCTACACCAACTAGTCCTTCTTTAATATCATTAAATGATTTACCAACATCAGATCCAGGTGTAGTAGGTGTTTTATGGAATAATGGAGGAGTACCAACAGTATCTACTGGTTAATATTTATAATAAAAAAAGAAATTAAATGCCTAGTAACGTTAGATTTGCAGATCAATTATCAGTAAGTGCTTTTGGAAATATCCAAGGTAATGCTATTTCTGCTTCATATGCTGAATCATCTTCTTTTGCAAGTTATGCAACTTCTGCTTCTTATGCTATTTCTGCATCTCATGAAATTGTTAAAGAAGTTTCATCAAGCCATGCTGATACTGCTTCATTTGCACAAAGTGGAGATGGTGTATTCAGTGGTTCATTTAGTGGGAGCTTTGAAGGAAATGGTTCAGGTCTAACAGACATACCTGCTTCGGGTATAGTAGGACTTAATCTATCGCAAATAGCATCAGGTTCAGCAACTGCGTCAATTTCACCCAATGGTGGGTTATATGTTAATACAAATATAACATCATCTAATAATATAGCGGGTAAAGCATTTTATATAAAAGATGGTGGGTTAACTAGCGAAGCTTTAGGCGCAGTTCCTATGAACAGCCAATTAAATATAGCTAGTTCTACAAATTACAATAAAATATTTATAAATAATTCCACTTCTAATGCTAAGATAACAACATATGGTGATGTATCTTCAAGTGCAGCTTCAACAGCATCTTTTGGAACTTATTTAGGAGATGGTTCCCAGTTATCAGGTATATCAACTACACCATTTCCCTTCTCAGGTTCAGCAGTTATAACAGGATCATTAACTGTAACAGGATCATCAGGTACAACTGTGTTTTTAGTAGGACCCACAAACAATGAATACTTACAACTCGGTAGCAATGCAAATAATCGAATCGAATTATCCATATCCGCTGATCCCCTAGACGATCCAGACAAGTATTACATATCATATCAAGGGAGTGATGCAAATACCGCAACTTTAGGTTTGGGAGCATCTGAAGTTCAAATTGGGGATATTGAAGGTCACTTAAATCAAGTAACTCTCGACATTAATTCTCAAACACCTTCATTTAATTTTGTTGGAGCTCCAATAACAGCATCTAATAACTTTTCATCAAGCATTTCATCAACAGCTTCATTCGGAACTTATTTAGGAGATGGTTCACAATTAACAGGAATAATTTCATCATCTTATGCAATATCTGCTTCATACGCAGTAAGTGCATCTCATGAAATAATTAAGGAAGTATCTTCCAGTTACGCTGATACTGCTTCATTTGCACAAAGTGGAAACGGAACATTCTCAGGCTCATTCTCAGGAAGCTATGTTGGAGACGGAAGTGGTTTAACAGGTGTAGACCCCTTCCCATTCTCAGGTTCAGCAGTAATAACAGGAAGTTTAGTAGTATCAGGATCAAGCAAACCTGTAGAAGTAATTGGAAGTGGTTCAACAGTATTTAGTGTAGTAGGAAGTTTAGGAGAATTATTTGCTATAGACGATGTTTTATCAGGTTCATTATTAGTAATAAACGATTCTTCTGGAATCCCACAATTTGAAGTATTCTCAGATGGTAGAACTCTAATAGGAGCAGACCCTCGTTCATTATATACTACTGCGACTATAAGCGCAACAGCAGCTGCTACATCGGAATCCATATATTCATTGAGTACTAGTTCATATGACGGTGTATTCTTTGATTATACCATAAGTTCTGCATCAAATGCACGAGCAGGAAATATAATGTCAATATGGAATGGGGGTAGTTTAGTTTACACAGAAAATACTACAACTGATATAGGATCAACAACAGGAGTTAATTTTGATGTTATAATTTCCCAATCACAAGCACAACTAATTTCAGTAACAGATACTGCAGGATGGAAAATTAAAACAACAATAAGATCAATATAATGTTATGGGAATACGAAGAGGAGAAATATCAACTCCCATAGTAGCAGATGGGTTAATCTTTAACATGGATGCTGCCAATAGAGCAAGTTATCCTAAAACAGGAACTACTGCTACTGATACTATTAATAATATAACCGGAACTCTTACCAATGGAACTGTATATGACTCTGATGGAGGAGGGGTTTTTTATTATGGCGGAGGAGATGAATATATTACACTTTCAACATCATTATTAACTTATGTAAGTAACGTAAGCCAATTTACTATAGGTCAATGGGCAAAGCCCAAGAATGGCAGTGATTTTATGACATTAGGTCATGTAGATACCCACCCATATGCAAGAGTTAATCTTGGCACCTGGAACAATGGAAATATTATTTATAATATAGGACAAACTGGAGGTACTACAGGCCAAGCAATATATAAAGCATATTCTAATTGGGATAATTGGTCATATTGGGTTTGCACATTTGATAAGTCTCTGGGAAGCAAAGCAGAAAGATTGAGAGGATATATTGATGGAGTTGACCCAGGAGGCTGGACTGATTATGGAGCAGATGGATCTTATAATACAGGAACTATTACTAATTTTGATTTAGGATATGTAGGTCAGTATGGAGCATATAGTTATGGATATCAAGGCCCAGTCCACATCTACAACCGCGCCTTATCAGCAAACGAAGTCCTACACAACTATAACGCATTAAAAGGGAGGTTTGGATTATGAGCGGACGAGTAGGACCATTACCACCTTCATTTTTAAACACATACTCATTAGATTTTGATGGGATTGATGATGTTGTTACATTAAATTCAACAGTTTCTTTTGCAAGTGAATATAGTTTATCTATATGGGTAAATCCAACAGTATTAAACAATAATCAGGTTATTTTGGGTAATGGTTCAAGTTCAAACAACTGGATTAGATTATCTTCTTCTAGTCAAATTACTTGGAAAATAGGTTCAAGTACTGCTAATATTTCAGATGTTGGAAATAATTTAGTAGATGGTGTTTGGCAACATTTATTATTTTATAGAGATAGCTCAAATAATATAGGTATTTTTAGAAACGGTGCTGCTTTTGGAAGTACGACAATAACTGGACAAACCCAAGAATTAATCACTATTGGAAAAAGAGGTAACATTGAATATTCAGGATTAATTGATAATGTTTCTTTCTTTTCCTCAGATCAAAGTAGTAATATTTCTACTATATATAATGGAGGTGTACCTGGAGATTTAACAAGTCTATCCCCTTCAGGATGGTGGAGATTCAATGAAGGATCAGGTACAACTGCTATAGATTCTGGAACAGGTGGAAACAATGGTACTATTAATGGAGCAACTTATTCAACTGATGTACCAACTTAAAAAAAGAAAATTATGAGATTTGGACCATTAATTGGAGGAACACCACCTCAACCTACACCTGAACAGTTTACAGCTCCTACAAACACTGGCATTAATATGACAGTTGCAGTTAATGCTGGTGGAGTATTAAATACTCCTTACGCAGGAGGCGAATTAGGTGCATTTTATGATTTAAACAATGATGGAAACCTTCAGTGTGTTGGGCTATCAACTATACTAACTGGCTTTTTTAGCTTGGCGCTTTGGGGAGACAATGGGGCTACTCCTGAAAAAGATGGTTTAGATCTTGGTGATGTTCCTATATTTGCTATACTAGATGGGGGAGTAGTTTATTTATTTGAACCATCGCCTGCTTTTAGTGGGTATGTAGACAACGGTATAGTTATTATAACAAACGGGACTGTTAGTCCTTTAGTGTAAATAATAACATAAGTTAAATGAAATAAAAACAACAGATATACCAACTTAATTATTTTTTAACATATTTATAATA